GATGATGTTAAACAAGCTCTTGGAGAGAGTAGCAATGACCTTGCTACTCTTTGTAAGAGTGAAAATATAAATATATGGAGTAAGTATAAACCTATTAGTTGTAAAGGTGATTTTAAAGAATATCCTATTAGAGAAGACTCTGAGGAAATAGTAACATCTTCATATAGTAAATATACTTGTGTTGTTCGTTGTGGTATGAATATACCTATGGATACTTATAAGAACTTACGTAATAATTATGGAGGAGAAGGTTTTGCAATTAAAGCATGCGGAGAACTTCATAAAGATAATGTATATGGAGTTAGTGGTATTGATAAAGATGCAAGTACTAATTCACATACTGTATACGCTTCAGGAAAACATTTTCCAAAAGGTGGTACTAATTCTCCTTATAGATTAGGTGATTTTAGAAATTATAACGCTAAAGCAATAAGAACTGCATATCTTACTTCTTTTCCTCAATTTCATACTATTGAAGTTTATTATTCTTCAACTCCTAAATTTAATTGTGTATTATATATGAATACACATATGGATAATAACACAAATCTTACTATGGATGATATAATAACTGATTTATCTTTAGCTTGGTCTTTTTGGATTCAAATTCGTTATGATTCACCATATAATACTACTGATAAGATTTATAAAAATTATTATGTTGGTAATTGCAAAAAACCAACAGATTATATATATGCTGGTAGAGAAATAACTTTTGATATAGGTAGTGGAGATAAGGTTATTACTGTTGTACCTTTTTTAGCGTATACTCGTAATGCAACTTTATATGATAATACAAAAATAATTTTTATATCTCTTCCGGGTGCTATTAGTTTTAAATATTATCCTAGACAAATTAATATGGAAAGTATTAAAAGTGGTTCTAGTGGTTTTGTTGATTTCTCATCGTTGAGAGAATTAGTTGGTGCTACTTGTATTTGTAAAGCTAGAATATATAAACTTCCTGATGCTACATTTACAGTTAATGATGGTATATTTAGAAGTGTTTGTAAGTATGGTAATAATAAGATAACATACGGAAGAGGTCACGTATCTAATAGCTCTGGTCAAGGTACAGGTTCTGTAACTATTCCTGAAGGTGATAGAACAGATTATGTTGAAGTATATATAAGATTTGATAATGTTTATGAAGGAGGTTATTATGGACAAATGTGTCAATTATCTTTTGAAATTAATATAGATGGTGGATGGAAACAAGTTCCTCCAGGAGGTAGTTACATTATGCGTTAAAATGCAGATATTCTTAATATAACAAATGTACTAGAAATGATATTAAATCTATTTATCAAATAAGTATAACTATTTAATAATGCAATTATGAAAATTACAGTAACAAAAATTGTAAGTATGACTTCTAATGTAGAAGCTACTGTAAATGAACTTAGTATTAACGCTAATGTTCGAGTTCGTAACAATGACACTATCGAAGGTGTAGATAGTGGTAATGTAAATAATAGTACTGGTAATCAACTAGCTAGTTTTAGTTATTACGGAAGTAATAATCTTAATATTAATTATAATAGTATTGAGAATGGTAATGTTGCTTCTGTTAGTACTGCTGTTAATGATTTCATTAAAGAACTAGAGAAAAATCCTTCTCTTGTAAGTACTGTAAATACTAGTGAAATTTAAGTGATTACTTTGCAAATATATTAAAATATATTATTATATATATATAACGTAGTTATATAATAATATATTATTAATATATTTGCACTACAAATTAAACATTAAAATAATAAAGTTATTATGATTAAAGTAAAACAAAGTAATGCTGTTAGTGCATATAATGTACTCAAGCAAATTAAGACTAAAGAACTTCCTGCTGAAGTAGCTATTGCTATTTGGAAGAATGTAAAAGTATTAAAGCCTATTGCAACTTCTTATGAAGAAGCTATTAAAGATTCTAAAGAGTCTCTTAAAGGTGATAATGATGAAGAGATGTCTAAGCTTCTTAATGAACTTCAAAAGAAAGAAACTGATGAATCTGCTGGTAAATATACTTTTACTCGCACTGATAATGAAAATCGTGCTAAAGTAACTGAGTATTATTCTAATGCTCAAAATAAACTTAATGCTTTTATTAAAGACCTTGATAATAAAGAAGTAGAAGTAGAACATACTACTATTAATGAGGATGATTTAATTAAAGCTCTTATTGGTACTGATTTTAATATTGGTGTTATTGAACTTATTGATTTCTTATTTGAAGATGCTACTAAAGCAGATGATAAAGAAAATAAGTAAAACATTAAACCCGCCCCGTAGAAGATGTAATTGGTAGAACTTCTACTAATCATACCTTTTACGGGGCGGCTTTCATATTAATAATTTAACTACTACTGATATGGCTTCTATTGCTCAGCTTACTAGTGAAATTTTACATGGTGTAGGTCAGCCTAATAATCATACTCTACGTGAAAGAGTTCGTAATGCTATAATTCATACTCGTAATGAACTTATACGTAGAAGTTATGAAAATCATGCTTACGTTGATAAAATTCATACTCAACGTTTTAAAGTTTCACTTATTACAGTTAATGATGGTGATGTAGAACTACCTAAAGATTATGAAGGAGTTCCACTTGATAAAATTAAAAGAACTCTAGATAAAGTTCCAAGACCTATTAGACTTACTAATAATCTTCCTTTTGATAGAGTTAGTTCTGTAGGATATAAAACTAATAGAGAGTTTCCTTATATTAAAGAAACTACTGCTAGATTTAAAGGAAGTGTTCCTGGACTTTGTGGTGCTATTAGTTATGACTATATTAATGAATATCTTTATTTATTTCCAGCTAGTAAAGATAAAATTGTTCCAGTAGATGCTATTGTTATAGAATCAGCTTTTGAACATCCTAATCAAATTCTAGATATTAATGAAGACCTTACTGTTGAGAATCATCTTTATGATGACAACGAGTGGTTACTTAGTGAAGATATGATTGGTCAAATAAAAGAAATAATATATAAAAGGGAACTATTAAATCAACATCAAGAAACAGATGAAGTTCCTAATACTATAAAATATAATTAGTGTATGACTGCTGTAAGACTTAATCCAATAAATATGAGTAAGTATCATCAAGATATGAAAGATGCTTTTACTCTAGAACTTGAAAGAGCTAGACTTTCTTATGATGAACTAGCTGGTAATATAGTTGAAAAACGTTCTAAGATTGTTCCTTATGTTGATAGTTTTGCTCTTCCTGTAATTGACTATCCAGAGTTTCAACAGAACAAGTATATAAATGGTCGTCTTGAAAATGCTGCAAAAGGTATGTATGAAGATAAACGTAATGACCTTGAACATAAACATCTATGTTTTAGACTTGTTGCTTATGCTGTCGATTTACGAAAGATGAGTGAGTTAGAACAAAAGATTAAACTTTATGAGAAATGTATTGCTCTAAATTATGCTGAATATAGAAATATAATTGGTATATTTTATAATAAAGTACATGATGTTCTAATTCTTAAAGGTCATGGTTATCGTCTTGAAGGTAAACTAGGTTATGTTTGCATTAATAGAGTTCTTAATACTGGTTATAAGATTTGTGACTTTGTTGCAACTAATAAATACAAGAAAAAACTTGAAGCTAAAGGTATTAGAATTTGGAATAGAGAAGAAGCTGAATTTGCTAAAGCTAATGGTTTAGAATATGATGCAGTTGACCCTAGGATTTATAAAGCTGATGAAAGTTGGTATGAACTTGCTCTTTGTAATTGTACTCTTCATAGAGCTTATGGTTATAAACTAAGCATGATTGATTATCGTTCTGTAAAAGTCAGACAATATACTAATGAAGGTTTAATTAAACTTACTGGTGGTGACAAAGAAAAGATATGTCATTTACCTATATCTCTAAAGATTAAACTAACTCTGTGTTTACAAGTAGATAAATTAATGTATACTAAATTTGTTAGAAATGAAAATCAAACGAAATGTGGATTTGAAGCGCATCATTGGTAAAGTTGATAACGACTTTAATCTTAGTGAAAGTGATTGGATTCCTCGTGCTGCTGCTTGGATAATTGATGCACTTAGTCAAATGAAATGTCTTCCTATGGCTAAGAAGACTAGAAGACTTCAAATAATTAATCGTATAGGTATATTTCCTTGTCAGTTAAATGCTACTGATATTAAAGTATTTGATGATTATGGTTGTGAAATAAAACAACTTGAAACTAATAATAGTTGTTGTAATTCAGGATTTGGTTCTAAAACTAATGTAGAACCTAGTCCTGAAATTGCTGTTATAGATGATACCAATAAAACTGGTCGTAATTTTATGAAGGTTGCAACTATTAGAAGAGCTGATGATAGTCGTAATTTTGTAATAACTAATAATGGTCATATCGAACTTAATTTTGATACTGATTGGATAAATGTTCAAAGTTTTGAACCTATGACTTATTATGATGATTATTATGATTGTGAAGTTCCAATGGTTTACGATAATGGTATTCTATTAGAAGCTATAAGTTTTTATATTCTATATAAATATCTTAGTCGTGGTAGTCATCATCCAGTTTATGATTTAAAGAGTAGTAGTCCTGTTACTAATCCTTATATTCAATGGAAAGAATTAAAGAGTAAAGCTATTGCTTCTGTTCGTAATGATTTATATAATGCTGATGGTTGGAGAAACTTCTTCTACAACTCAACATTTAACCCAAGAAGATAATAATTATGAATATAGTAAAAGAACTTAATTTGAATAAAACTCCAAACGTTATTCCTAATGGAAGTTTGGTGTTTGCTAAGAACATTAAAGTTAGTCCTGATAATTCGTATATTACGAATGAAGAAGGATTAACTTATGCTTTTAGTACTCCAGTTGAAGGTAAAATAGTAGGTATAATTCCTTGTATAAAAGAGATTGTAATACTTAGTTACCTTGAAGCTGATACTGGTGAACATAGTTCTCATATTTACCGTTGTGTAGAAAATGAAGTTACTGGTCTTCTAGACTTAAATGAAGTAGGTAATGCTTGGACTTATAGCGGTGGTAAAATTGTAGGTACTTATACTTATAATGTAAATGGTGAACTTATTATAGCTATTGGTGAATACGATATTGTTAAAGTTGAAGAAGTTGCTGGTAGAGATGACGATGTTATTAATCCTGGTGATGAAGACGATAATGACAATAAAGTAAACGCTCAAAAAATAACTAAAGAATATATTCCTTTAAAGACTATAAATCTAGATAGAGCTAATGCTAGTGATAATCCTGAAGTATATTCAGTTTGTGCTAACATTCCAATAGCTAATATAAGTCTTGAAGAAAGAGTTCCTGGTAATAGTATGCCTAATGGTATATATCAATTATTTATTCGTTATGAAATAGATAAAGATTATTATACTAATTGGATGCCTTTAGGTGGTTCTTATCATGCTCTTAATATAGAGAATAAAACTGTAATTAATCACGTATATAATGTTACTGGTGATTCTAATTTAGCTTTAACTCGTTGTGTAGCTGCATACAATAATAATAATAAAGATTGTAACTATAATTTTAAGTTTCGTATAAGGTTTGATGATACTTATAATTATAAAGCTTATCAAATAGGTTATATACTTAAACATGAAGAAACTGCTCTAGCTCGTATTTGGCGTAAGTTTAATACTGATGTTCGTGACTTCATTTTTGATGCTGGTAATTTTGAAGAAACAACAATAGATGAATTAACTGCTAATAGTTTTAATTTATTCAATGTTGCTTCTCTTTGTAATTATGAGAATCGTCTTTATATTGCAAACTATGATGAGAGTGATTATAATGTAGACCTTACAAAATATGCTGAAGGTATTAGAGCAAACATGATTTATGAACCTTGTTCTAATTTAGTTTCACTTAATATTAATACTGTAAATTATGAGATTTATACATTTAGTTGGTCAACTGGTGGTATAAGTGCTGCCATTGTTGAGATTAAAAAACCTTCTAAAGATGTTATTGTAAATGTTAATGGTCAACGTACAACTTATCATACTGTAATTAATGCTAGAGACTATAATGAACTTAAAAGATATGTATGTTGGGTAACAACTAAAAGTGAGAATATTGCTGATTTTGATAACTGTGCTTTTGGTGGTTATGGTGGTAAACATATATTTCCATGTATCAATGTAGCTTTTGGTATTTATGGTGGAGACAATCCAACGTTTGATATTATTACTGTTCCAGTTAAAGGTTATTCTAATAGACTATATGCTAATTTAGGTCTAGGTGGTGGAACAAGTCATAAACATGCTGGTCTTAAACTTACAGGAGGTGTTGCAGGTGTTCTTTTTCGTGGTTATGCTACTGTATGTTCATATCGTCCTAATAGATTTAGAATGAGTAAAAGTACAAATACTAGAACTTATTCAAATACTATTATGGTAGATAATGCTATTAGAACTTTAATGCCTAATAGTGTATATAACTTCTTCATTCATTATGTTCGTAAAGACGGTAGTTATACTAACGGTTATCAATTAAAGAATGATGTTCGTCCTGATGCTATTATTAATTCTGTAGTAATGACAGGTAGCGATAGTGTAGATGTTCAATTAAGTAAATTAACTTCACTAAGAGAAAGAACTAGTAGTAGTTCTTCTGGTAATGATAGAGATTTTACTAGTTTGCTTTCTATTGATGCTCTTAAAGATAAATATGCTTACGAAGTTGTTAGTACTGCTGTTTCACCTAGCGATTCAAATACTCTAAGAGGTACTAGTTTTGGTTATTATAAAAATTACAATGGAGACCTTTTATTTAAAACTGGTTCTACTCATAATTTTAATAATACTAACGATAATGTACTTTATAGAATTAAAGTTGGTTTTACTAATATAAAAATACCTGATGATTATGTAGGTTTCTTCTTTAGTTATGAAAAGCCAGAAACTACAAATAGTTATCAAGCTTATTGTATTAAGAAAACAAACAATGGTGCATTGTTTAAAGCTAGTGAAGTAGAAACAGGTAAGATTAACTATAATGGTTCTATCTATATTCCTGAATACAAAATAACAGATGAAGGCTTTAAACTTCCTACTACAAATCCTGCTTATATAAATAATGCTGGTATTGTAGCTAGTAATGCAGTAGATGATGATGATTTAACTAATACTGTAAATACTGCTGGTTCTGATGGTGGTATAGTTCTTTCTCTTAAAAATGGTGACGGTAAAGTTACTCCTGAAATAGGAGAAGTAGGAAATGTTATGATATTCAATCGTAACATATATTGTAAGAAAGATAAACAACTTATTAGTTTTGGTCCTATATGTTTTAAACATTCAGACATTGAAACTTATAGTTATGCTGATGTTAAAGACGATACTAAGTTCCCTAATAATTATGTTAATGATTACGATTTTAATTATCCTGCTTTTTATGTTAACGATAAAACTTTAGTATATGACCGTAAGGTATATATATCTGATACTGGTAAAGTATATGATATATCTGAAAAAAATGCTATTGCTAAAGATTGGACATCATTTACTAAAGCTTATGCTAGAATTGTCAATTATAGTAAGTTTAGCAGAGTTAATACAAATGCTATTTCAATAAAGAAAGAACCTGAGTATTTAGTAGGTGTTTTAGGTAGTGAAGAAGGTGGTACTGGTACTCATCAACGTAGTGCAAATATTATTGTTAAGCCGTTGAATGCTACAGACCTTATAGAATTGAAAGATACGTATATAGAAAGTAATTATAAACTTTATACTAATTATAAAGATAATCTTAATTATGATTCTTATAAACGTGCTACTATTCGTCGTAGTGATGTAATTGGTGATGAAAGTCTTGCTAACTCATGGAGACACTTTAGAGCAAACAACTATAAAGTGCTTTCCAAGAACAAAGGCAACATTACAAATATCATTGGCGTAGGCACTGCATTTTTCGTCCACACGGAGCATTCTTTATTTTACCTTAATAGAGATAACCTCCTCAAGACATCGGGCAACACAGCGCAATTAGAAATGCCAGATTTGTTTGAAGTAGAACCTATTGAACTATTTACTAGTAATCATGGTTATGGTGGACTTCAACATCATCAAGCCTGGACTGTTAATAGTAATGGTTATTGGTTTGTAGATGCAGATAATAAACGAATATATAATTTCGATAATAATCATCTTACTGATTTAACTAGTGATATTCTTAATTGGATGAACAATGTTCAAATAGCCGATGCTCACATGGTTACAGATTTTGCTAATGCTCGTGTAATTATGTGTCTTGCTTACTATAGTGAAGATGTTGGAGATAGAGAACATAATCAACCTGCTTATATTACTTTATCATTTAATATGATTAGTAAGAAGTTTATTAGTCTTCATGACTATAAATTTAGCTTAGGTGTAAATACTAAAAATCATTGTTATTTTTATTATGCTGTAACAACTAGTTCTTTCCTTTATTGTTTCCATAAAAATACTCCTTTAGGATTCTATGGTAAAACTGGAGATTACGCTGGACTTGATGACCATGCTTATGGTTTTCCAGCTATGAGTACAAATATTACTATACAACATGAAGATGGTACTGAAGAAACTAGAACTGTTAATCCTGCTATATTTGATGTTATTGTAAATGAAAATTACAATATTCCTAAATGTATTAATTCTATTAGTTATATACTTAATAAAGAGTATGCTTACTTTAGTAATCAAGTTACTAGAATGGCTGAACCAATTATGGGCAATGGAACTTATGGTGATATAGAACATTATAGTGGTGATAAACTTCGTATTTATACTGATAGCAATGATACAGGTGACTTAGATATTTCAGGACATAAAATGATTAATGATGATACTGTAACTAGAGATAGAACTCCAGATTACAAAGTTCCTTATTATGATAAAGGTATTTGGAACTTTAATTATATAAGGAATTATATTAGTAATAAACTTACTAAAGAAGAGATATGTAAACGTTATAACTTGGATATTAATAATCTTACTCCTACACAAGAAACTAAGATTCAAACTATGCTTAATAATCCAAGTGATGAACGTAATCTAGTTTATGGTCGTTATTTCGTTATTAGATTTATCTTTAGAAATATAGATAATGTTCCTTTTAGATTTGAGGATTTAAATATTAATTATTCAAAGTATTAAATTATGACTGGAAAAATTAAAAGAAGAAGTCTTCGTTGTGGTGGTAGACCTAAAGCTGACTTCGGTAGTCTTTTTACTTCTGTTATAGCTCCTGCTTTTAATGCGGCAGGTTCTATAGCAGATGAGTCTATAAACAATAATAAGACTATTACCAATGGTATTGTTAATAATAATACTACTATTCCTAGTGACCCAACCAAAACTCCTACTATGAGATTAGGTGGTAGAAAGAAATGTTGGATTGGTGCAGCTATTGGTGCTGCTACTAGTATAGCAGGTTCTTTATTTGGTAATAGTGCTCAGAAGAGAGAAATGCGTAGACAACAAAGTATTAGAGATTGGCAAGATGCTACTCAAGAAGCTGCTAATATGACTTCTGTTCTTAATAATAGTCGAGATTATCAAGAAGATTATCTTAGACAATTTAGAACTGCTGCTAGACTTGGTAAGACATTAGGAGCTAAAAGTATTTATATTACTGATGGTGGAGATGCTACTAAGATAGGAAACAACACATACCTTCTACGGGGCGGTTCTCATGAAGATGTGAATGAGACTGGTCAAACCGGTATTGGTATCAATGTTGGTGGTAATGAAGTTGAAGCTGAAGGCGGTGAAGTTGCTCAGAAAAAGAATGGTGCTCTAAGAATTTTTAGTGCTCAACCTATTCTTGGTAATGGTATGAGTCCTGCTCAAGCTATTCTTAGAGGTTATAATAAAGATTCTGTATTTAGTCAACAACAAGCTTTTAAGAAAAGAAATGGTCTTAAAGATGATGGTAGTGCTAAATATGGATTTGGTGGAGATATAAAAAGTATTTGGAATTTTATTAGAAGTAATAGAAGTCCTATTGATAATATTGCTGCATTAGCTACTGCATATCAAAAATTAAATCCTAATAGTAACTATAATAAACAAAAAGGTAAGTTCAAAGGTGGTACTTTTAGAGATGCTGGTGCAGGTGGTACTTGGACTAATGATTATAAATCTAATAAGGGTTTCGATAACTTTAATGATGCTTACGATGATGCTGTAGAACATAATGCTAAAACTTTTATTTTCGGTAATAAGAGATATAATACTCTTAAAGAAAATAATCCTATTAGAGAAATTAATAACAGAGCTGTAGGTTCTTGGAGAGATAGTGTAATTACTAAAAATAGAACTGGATATGGTAAAGATTTTGGACCTATAAAAGGTGGTGCTTCTTTAATTCCATTAATTACAGAAACTTACAATCCTAAGAGAATTAAGCATAGACTTGGTGGTCGTCCTAAAGCTGCTTTTGGTGATTGGGTTAGAACTAATCGTGATGATAATGCTTTAGCTGATTTATTGTATGAATCAGGCTTATTTGACAGAGAGTCTTGGAATACTATGCTTAGAGATATTCATACTTTTACAGGTATGGGAGTTAATCCTTATAATACTGATGATAATATCGATGCTGTTATGGCTCCTGCTTTTGGTGTTCCTAATCAAGCTCAAATAATTAGAAATGTTCAACAAGCTAATAAACTTATGCAAGCTGCTAAAGCTTCACAAGCAGCGCAAAGAACTGCTTATGCGGCAAAAGAAGCTAAGGATTTTTATAGAGGTTTAGGAATTAATATTCCAGTAGGTAGAAATCAAATTTATAATCCTACTTTTAGAAGTTCTGAAATTGCTGCAAAAATTAAGGATTCTAATGATGCTTTACGAATTTATTTAAATAATACTCATCTTCCTAAAGGTATTAGATTAACTCCTGTTAATCAAAGTGATATATCTAGAAGTACTGCAAGAATTATAAATCCTAGAGAAGCAGAGATTGTAAGAATGGGTATTCCTATAGGTCAAAGTGCTAAAAATATGACTAATGGAGCTAATCCTTTCTTGTATACACCTAGAAATTCTAATGAAGTATTAGAAGGTTTAGGTAGAGTTATTAGTAATGCTAAGCAAGGAGCTAAAAATGTAGGTCAAAAAGTTGGAAATAATAGAGCAGTTAGAGAATTTAGAAATCTTTCTAATAAAGATAAAGCTAAATATATTGGAATGGCTGGTTTTGCTGCAACAGCATTACCTGCTGTAAGTATTTATTTAGGAAATAAATTAGTAGGAAAAGATAATAAATCAACTCCTGTTCAAAAAGATGCTCATGGTAAACCTATTTCTCAATATATAGCTAGACCTCAAGCTCAACAACCAAGTAGACCTCAAGGTAAAAAAGTAAATTCTACTCAAAAATCTGTTGTAGTTCCAAAACAAGTTAATAAAACTGTTCCTCAATATAAAGGTAATATAACTAAAGGTAATTATCAATTACATGATGGAGAAACTAGAACTATTAACGGTATTAAGTATACTCGTAGAGGAAATGCTATTATTAATCATAAGACTAATGTAGCTTATATTTATGATAAGAATGGTAACTATACTGGCAAAGCTGATTACTCTAAAGTAGGAAACTTTAATCAAGCATTTGATGCAGCTAGAGCTGCTGGTAGAAATCAATTTATTTATCGTGCTGGTAAATATAATAATTATTCTACTATTAAAGAAACTAATACTAAGAAAGAAAGATTAAATAGAATAGTTGGTGCTAGAAGAGTTGCTAAAGCATTAGGTGGTTATAGCCGCCCCGTAAAAAGCATGAGACCTAAAGCTCTAGGTGGTATGTATATTCCTTTCAATAAACGTTATACTTCTATTTATGATGCTCCAGATTATGATTCTGATTATAATGGTGGTAATGTTTTAGGTAATGGTGAAGTAACAGTTACAGCTAAGAGAATTAAGCCTACTTTTATGAAACCAAATAATGATGCAATGAATATCATTAATCATCCTGCTAATGAAACTCCTTATATTCCACAAAGACATAATCGTAGTCGTACTATATTTAGTGGTGGAGATTATTTAGGATTAGGTATTGATACTCTTGCTGCATTAAGTACAGGTCTTGTAAATTATAATACTGCTGGTAAATATGTTCTTCCTGATAGAGCACCTATTATTCAAGCTAGTAAATTACCTACAACTTATAATGTTAATCCTGAAATAGAGGAGGTTAAACGTTATAGAGATAAACTTACTGGACAAACTTTCAATAATACTTCAAGTTCTGTAGCTGCTCTTAATAGAAGTAGTGCTATTAATCTTGATGCTCTTTCTAATCTTAGTAAACTTTGGGCTACTAAAGAGAATGAAGAGAACAAGATGCTTACAGAAGATGCTAAGAACCAACAAACTGTTGCAGCACAAAATGTACAAAATGAACTTGCTCGTCAAAGCGAGATTGCTAGAATTAAGAATGAAGCTATTCAATCTAAAGGTGATGCTCTTAATGTTGGTCTTAGTGGATTGTCTCAAGCTTGGACTAATTTCTGGACTGCTGGTAGAACTGCTTACGAAGATGACCAAGCTAGACGTGCAATGATTGCTTCTAGTAAAGAAGCTACTCCTACTAGACTTTCTGAAATAGATTTTGATTTGTCTCCTGACATTTTAGCTAGTCTTTATAGAACTGCTAAAGATGATAGAACTAAACGTTTCTATTTGTCTAGATTGTCTCCTAAACAAAGACAAAAATACGGTATAAATTAATATTATATAAATACTTCTGATAGTACTATTACTATCAGAAGTTTTACTATTTTTGTAATCACTAATTAAATAATAATATTATGGCTTATAAAAACAATCAAAGTGGTATTACTATTGGAGGTTATGTTCCTCAACGTGTACCAGTTCGTTCAAATCTTGAAGCTCTTAGTCAAGCATTAAATAAAATTGATGAACGTTCTGATAAAGCAATTCAACAAAAGTCTGCTATTACAAATGCTATTGGTCAATTAAAACTTAATGCTGCTGAGGATAAATGGAAATACGATTATGCTAAACGTATTGAACAAAAGATTAATGATGCTGCTCAATATGGTGATTATAGTAGAGCGTTAGATGTTGCTACTGAACTTGCCGGAAGTGCTACTTCTTCTCCTGAAGTTACTGGTCGTATTCGAGCTAACGAGCAATATGAAAAAGCAAAACAAGCTGTGGATAATAATGGTAATATTAGTTCCCTTACTAAACAAGCTTGGACTTTATCTAATAAATATCATTATGAAGATACTTATGATGATAAAGGAAATATAGTTGGAGGTACTGAATGGAAAGCTAGTTGGACACCAGTAGAAGAAGTAGACAATCTTGCTATGATGAAAAATGCTGTATCTATGATTGGTATAAGTAGTACAGAAAGTTCTAAAACTACAGGAGATTCTACTAAAACTGCTAAGGGTACAGGTAGTGGTTTTCAAAGAGTTAGAGGTTCTAGTAGAACAGCTCTTACTTATAAACAAGTTAAAACTCAACTCACTGATGTTATTAAGAATGACCCTAAGTGGAAAGCTAGTCTTGAACAAGAATATATGGTTAATGATATTCTTCTTAAAGATGTAAATAAACAAATAGCTGAAACCACTGATGCTAATGAATTAGCTAGACTTGAAAGTAAGAAAGCAGAATATATGTCTAATATTACTAATGATAGAGGTATTGTAACTGGAGATTATGTAGATGTTTTATTTAAAAAATATCCTAATCTTATTAAGAACTTTACATTTAGTAGAATTGGTAATACTAAAGTTGATACAAGTTCTAAAGATGACTACGTTCCTCCTACAGGTAATATAAGTGGTAGTGGTAATGGTGGTGATAATCCTTATCTTACTGGTTATAATGATGACGATAATGTGAAAGGTAAACCTGGTCAAAATAATTAAACATATAAAACTATGGCTCTTTTTGAATTTGAAACTTATAATAAATTTCTTAATAATAATGATTATAATGGAGCTGCTAATTATGCTTCTAAATCATATTTTAAAGATAAGAAACAACAAGCTAGAATGCTTGACAATATTAAAATTCTTCGTAATAAAGGAAGAATTTATAATGGTATGATGAATAACGCTAATGAAGACCAAAAACAAGCTCTCGCTTTTAAGACTGCTATGGATGCTGGTACTCCATTAGATTTAAAAAATAAATATTATAAACGTTATGTTGATGCTCTTAATAATTTGTTTGGAACTGATGCTACTAGTATTGCTGTAGAATTTGATGGTGCTAAAACTAAACGTTATGCTCGTATTCCTGGTGTATCTGATGTTATGGATTTAGTTGGAATTGGTGGTAATATTGATTGGTTAGCTAAAGATGAAGATTATGGTTTTGATGGTTTTCAACAATTCCTTTCTAATATGGGATATTCAGATGATGCTAAAGGTAAAGCTGGTTTTAACAAATTAGGATTTAAACAAGAAACTATTAATGGTAAGACTAGACTTACTATAAGTAAAGATAATCCTAATTTCTATAAAGCTATGATGGCTCTCCATAATGTAGATACTAATCATGTTCCTGGTAGTGGAAATAAAGCTGTTCAAGAAGGTATTAGAGGAGAAAAACGATTTAAGCTTGCAGGTGTTGATAGAAACGGTAAACTTCTTAAACTTCAAAATGGCAATCAAACTTACACAGAATCTGGTTCTGCTGCTTGGGGAGAAAATAATAAAATCTCTAAAGGTATTAGTCAAACTTTTGGTGTTATAGACCAAGATTTAACTATAAATGAACGAGGTATTTCTGATGATAATTTTGTAAATCCTGATTTTGCTTATAATAGTACTGTATTTGAAAATGAAGCTATTGCTAATCAAGATAATTTGCAAAGAAATAAAAGTAGGATTCGTGACCAATTTGGAGCTTTAGATGATGTAATACAATCAACTAAAAATATAAACAATGAACTTACAGCTAAAGAAAAAGAACGTACAAAAGATTTTGTAATGTCTACTACTGTAAGTGGTAGTTTAGGTGCTGGTATGGCTAAACTTGAATCTGATTTTAGTAGAGGTTTAGTTGATGCTAAATCTTATAATATTTATAAGAAAGAAATTGAAGAGCATTATGAAAATCTTCTTAGTGGTGCAGATTTAACTCAATATAATGTTTATGCTGCAAACGGTGATGATACTACAGTTATGACTCAATATAATACTGAAGATAGAAATAAACTTAATGATATTATCGCTAATGCTATAGGTAGTAATAGACTAAGATTTAGTGCTGCTATTATGGGTAATAAAAGTGGTACTATGATTACTATTTTACCTAAAGAAGATAAAGACGGTAATCCTATTACTAAAAAAGCTAGCATATTTGTAGAAGATTTGTTTAAAGGTTCTGTTGAAGAAAGTCTTAATCGTGATACTAAAATGCGTGCTCTTAAAGAACTTAATGGAATGGAATATTATGGATATAGATATACTATTCCTGCTTTAGGAGATAGTGAAGGTGGAGAACTTGGTATTGATGTTGGAGCTAATGAAGCTTATCTTCTTCATAAAAATGGTACTAAAAGTTTTATCAGTAAAGCTAAAGCTCAAGATATGATTAATCGTGCTGAGATACTTAGTGATTTTATTGATTCTGCAAATCAAACGTTTTTTGATGAAGATGGTAATTTTATAAGAAATAAGAACATTGTTGCTGAAGTTAGTAACTGGGCTAATGCTGCTACATTAGAACTTTATAATGCTACAGCTGAAAGAGCAAAACTTCTTGGTAATCAAGGTTTAGACAATACTCTTGAACTTGATTATCTAAAAAATAAACATGCTCTTATTAGAAATTATATTCTTGATTCTATTGGTTATTTTGACACTAATAAATAATATATAATAATATGGATACTACTCAAATTACATCTAAAGGTGGTTATGAAGAACTTAATCCTCTTTGGACTAAGTCTAAGAAAAATAATCAACCTAAAACTATACTTACAACTAGTCCTCAAAAAGGAGGACTAGTTGATTCTTTTTATAATGCAAATCCTAATAATTTTGTTTTCGATAATGCTAATAAATATATTAATTATGGCATTACTCCAAACAAAGTTGCTCCTAATCTTGATAAAGAACTTGCTGAAGCTCAATCAAACTTTGCTAAAACATTTAATTCTTTAGGTCAAGCTCTTGTTAGTGAAACAATTCTTGGTACAATTAAAGCTGTACCTGATTTGTTTGATGCTATTACTAATGGTGTATTTCAATCTGATGGAGATTATCAAAATCCTATTAGTAATAAACTTCAAGAGTGGCAAGATTACTTTAGAAATGAAGTTGCTCCAATATATAGTGACCCAGAGCGTAATGATATTTATAATGGAGGTCTTACAAATTGGGGATGGTGGACTAGTAATGCACCTAATGTAATGTCTAGTTTAACATTACTTCTTCCTAGTACTGGTATTGTTAAAGGTATTGGTTATCTTGGTAAACTTGCAAAGACTTCTAAGTTAGCTAGTATGACTAGAAATGGCATTAAAGGCATTGCTGGTATAGATAGAGCTATAAACTCTAATAGAGAACTTAATGCTTTACAAAAAGGTATTAATAAAATTATTGGTAGTAATGGTATTGTTGTTGGTTCTGATGTAGAAAGTGCTGTTAGTAGGTTTGCTAGTATTGGAGGAAGTGCTCTTTTACAACGTACTATGGAGAATTATCAAGAAGCTCAAGGTGTATATAAAGATATGTACAATGAAGCTTATGATAATCTTAATAGAATGAATGCTCAACAATATCAAGCTTTTGTTAATAAGAATCCTGAACTACTTCAAGATACTGATACTAATGATAAAGAAGCTGTTGCAAGACGTATTGCTAAGAAGTCTGCTGATACGGATTTCCTTATGAACTATAGTAATATAGTATTTGATGTTATTCAAATGTACGGTCTTCGTAACATGTGGAAAGGTATTAGAAATTCTGATGCTGGTAGTGCCGCTGTAAGTAGAGCTGCAAGATTAGAAAAACTTAAAGTTGGTAAAACTGCTGAAGAGTTTGAAAAATACTATGCTAATATAGGTAAGATGAAGAAAGCTGGTTGGTGGATTAAAGACCATGCTAAAGCTGAGAAACTTGTAATAGTTGGAGAACTTAATGAAGGTATTGAAGAAAGTGTTAACTATATATCTCAAATGGAGGGTATGAATGTTGGTAAACTTCTTCTTAGTGAACAAGATGCTGACCATTCTCCTTTTGATAATCGTCTTCAAAAGTATCTTAAAAGTGGAGGACTTGCTGACTCTGCTTTTTGGGGTGTACTAGGTGGTGTTGTATTTCATAATTTAGGTAGTGGTTTTGGACGTATTAGACAAACATTTGAAGATAGAGCTAATAAAAAAGAAGATAAAACTACTGGTGAACAAGGTAAGTCTTCACCTTTTAGTATTAGTGAACTTGGTGAAACTAAATCTCGTAAAGCTGATATTGCTCACTGGGGAAAAGATACTAATCTTTATATTGAAAGGATGAATAAAATCAATGATGGAAAGAATCCTTTTGATAACGATAAAAGTTTTACTAGTCCTGAAGAAAGTCAAGCTGCTAAAGAAGCTGCTGAAAATGACTTTATTACTAGATTAGCTTTACGTGCTGGTCATCACGGTAATCTTGATTACTTGAAATCATTCTTACAAAGTGAAGAAGTTCGTAAAGCTATGGTAGAAAAAGGTGTAGTAAATGAAGCTGAATCTAAACAAATTCAAGCTAATAATGTTGCTAAAGTTGATGCTGTTATGGACACATATACTAAAGAACTTTCAGGTCTTATAGGTATCGTTCAAAATAGAAATCATAATAAAAAAGAACCAGACCGTGTTCCTATTGAATATCTTCAAGAAATAGCTAGTGCTAATGTTGTTTATAATCAAAAGATAGCAAATACTAAAAATAAAGAACAAGTTGCAGATAATCTTATAAACACAGTTCTTAATGAAGAAAACATTAGAAAAGTTATTGGTCAAAATTATACTGGTGAACAAGTAAAAGGTGCTGTTCGTCATGCTCTTATAACTAATATGATTAGCGATTTGTATGCTAGAAAGAAAGACCTTATAGCTAAGAATCGTAAGACTATTAGCGATAAAGTAGCTATTGATAATATTAATCGTACTATCAATGAGTATAGTGATATGCTTTCTAATGATGAACTTCGTCTTACAACTGCTGTTATGCTTGCTAGTGAAAGAGACGAGCAAGGTAATCTTGGACGTAATAATCAAGACCCTTTAGCTAAAGCTTATGATGATTTATTTAGTGGTGTTGATGAGAAAGGGGTTCAACTTACAGATGAAACTATTGTTCGTAACTTTGAAAGATTTGCTAAAGAAAATGGTCTTTCTAAAAGACTTGCTGAGTTTGATAGTTCTAGTAACGTACTTAATCAAATTCAAACTGCTAATAATAATATAACTAGAATTAATAATCTTGTTAAAGAAGCCGATAAAGAAAAGAATAGTACTGGTATTAAACTTTCTGACCTTATTCTCAAACAAGCTGAACTTGAACTTTCTCGTAGATATGACCAAGCTCAAGTTGTCAATAATGAAACAGACCTTGCTGCTGAACTTAGTTATAAACAAAACACTATGAATGAAGCTCGTAAGAAAGTTATTGACACTAGTTATAAGTATATTGATGATTTAGCTGATAAATATAAAGATGAGGAAAATGGTAACATTCGTGCTGCTGTAAACGCTTACTTTAATGATGAGCAAAATAACTTTGATGATGCTACTTCTTTTATGACTAATAAAGAAAGAGAAGCTTTTAAAGAAAGTCTTGATGCTCTTCATCTTAGTAGCGGTCTTAACTATAGATTAGCTAATACAATTCAAGATAGTTTAATTCTTAGAACTAAGATTAAAGCTGCTAGAAATAAGGCTAATGATGGAGAAGAAGAACCTGAAAGTACTACAAATAGTACTACTACAAATGGTAATACTCCAACTCCTACTCCTAGTCCTGCTTCATCTGCTAGTCCAACTCCTACTCCTCAAGGTGAACCAGAACAGTCAGGCACGCAAAATAATGCGCCACAATCACCTCAACCTGCCCCGACGAATAATCAATCAGCACCACAACCCGAAAGCTCTCAGGCGCAAGGAAATACGCAACAGGGCAATTCTCAAAAGGAAAAGGCTAAGCCAAAGTTTGATGCAAGCAAGTCACAAAACTTGTCGTTTAATGATGATGGTGATGTTACTGGAATAACTAGTGAAGATAATGGTCGTTTTACTCTTATACCTGGAGAAAATAATCAGTATGAAGTTATGTCTAATGATGGTAGACACGCTTGGCATGATGATAAACTTTTTGAGAATGCAGAGCTTGCTAATGAAGATGATATTGAACTTGTTCATAATCCTTATATTACTATTGATAATGATGGTAATGTTATTGGTTTTGAAAAAGGTTTATTAGGTACAGAAGCTGATGTAGCAGCTTATGAAAAAGCTCTAGATGAACAAGCTAAACAAGAAGAAGAAAGTCAAGAAGAAGAGGAAAGTAATACAACTACCACATCTTCTACGGGGAGGCTTGAGGAAACAACTCCTCCTCCTGCTGCTAGTGCTGAGGAAGGTAATGAAAAAGAAGAAGCAAGTACTCCTGCTACTGAGACTAAGAAAACTATTGCTAATCTTGATATGGACGAAAGTACAGCTTTAAATATGGAACTTAGTCGTAATATCATGGGTGCTTTAATGGATGATAATGTTGATGTAGATGAAGTAATTAAACAACAAAAAGATTCTCTTATTTCTCAAGGATTTGATAGCGATGAAGTTGATAAATATGTAGATGATTATGCTAATGAGGCTAAAGTTATGTTTGGTTCTTCTGTTGCAGATTTGTATCTTCAAACTGTTTCTGTAGAAACTCAGAAGCTTGATAATCTTACTGGAGAATTTATTAAAGCTGCTGATGATTTTCTTAATACTTACGCTAAGAATACAAAGATGGTTCAGCGTAATGGAAAATACTATGGTAGACTTGAAGATATACTTAGATATATAGAGCAAGAATCTAAATATACTGGTGCTCCTGAAATATTTTATAATTCTCTTAAAGATTATCTTACTAGTGAAGCTGCTAAAGATAAATTTGTTTTAACTGATGTTGAAGAAATAGATAAAGCTGATTTCTTACGTAATGTACATAAGAGTAGTTATGTTCGTAGTGTAGAACTTGGTGCTCAAAGTCTTATTACTACAGTTAAACTTGACTTATCTGAAGTGATTGACGAAGATGGTATTAAAGCTGCTCAGAAAGAACTTAAATTAGTTAATTCTAATGATGCTCTTGAAACTGAAATTAGTAAAAAGAATAAAACTAATACTACTATTCTTCTTTACAAACATAATGGTATTACTATAGGTTGGCAAGCTTTAGCTAGTATTGATAATGGTACTGGTCTTTATGTTAGACCTGCTGATGATTGGATGCACACTATTGCTGGAGATAATAATACTCCTGATGGTCCAGTTAAAGAATTTATTAAAGATATTCTCAGTAGAGATACTATTGATGGTATAGATTATTCCACTCTTGACGATATTGTTTATAGAGCAGCTTTTGATAAATTATCTAAAGATGAATATAAGAAATTAGTTGGTAATTTTGCTTCTCATAAAGGAATACAACGTGCAGTTAGTAATCATTATGTTAGAGATGTTGAAAATCCTAATTATGAGAAACTTCTTAATGGTCTTGCTAAACTTTGGAGATATTGTTATCAAGTAAAACCTACAAATAATGTAGCTGTTGGAGAATATAATGATATTCTTATTGACAGTATTGATACTTATTATGACAAACTTAGAGAAGAAATTAATATTGCTTATAATGTGGCATTTGGAGTTTATACTCCTAGAGTTAATGTTCTTTCTAAAGGTGAAGTAATTCGTGCTCATAATAAAGAACTTACTCCTGATGGAAAAACTAGACCTTCTAAAGATGTAGCTCGTCCAATAAAAGAAGTTCTTAGTAATAGTAGTGAAGCTTATATAGGTGCTACTTCTAACGGTTATGTAGCTGTTTCAGGACTAGGTACTCAAAAGTATACAGGTTATAATAGTGCTAGTGGACAAACATTCTTAGCTCTTCCTAATACTAATGGTACTATAGATTATGTTGCAGCATTTCCTAGAGTTTATATAGGAGATACTTATTATCGCAATGGAGAGAAAGTTAATGCTCCTGAAAATAGAATACTTAATTCTTTAGTAGATTCTGTTACTGCTCAATTAGAAGAAAGACTTGCTAACGTTAAGTCTCTTGATGATTGGAATGAGGTTAAAGAGTTTATTAATGATATATTTAATTTTAGACGTAATGCTATCTTATCTTTAGGCAATTCTATTGTTGTTCAGAATAATGGTAATTTAGTTCTTAAAGCTAATGGTAACGAATATACATTCTTTGCCCGTAGTGCTAAAGACCCTAATGCTGCACCAAATGTAATTAAACGTAAAGATGGAAAGCTTTATAAGTTTGATGATGTATCTGATTTAATAGAAGATATTAAAGCTAGTGCTAAAATTAATATAAGTTCTAGTCTTCTTAATGGAGATAACAATACTAATCTTCCTACTAAAAATAAATTTATTAGTAGAGATAAAACAGGCTTTCGTATTAATATTCCAGCATATAACGGAAAGAATGCTTTTGATATTAATAATAGTACTTATAGTCAATTCCTTATTGACAACGATTTAGTTCGTGTTGATTTGGAACAAGAAAATAGTTCTAATTATCGAGCTGTTGGTGTTGATAAAATAGGTAGTAATCAAACTCTTCAAATTGATATATTTAATACTTCTGAAAGCCGCCCCGTAGAAGATGTAGTAGAAGATACTCCTACTGATACTCCACAAACTATCGTACGTAATGCTATAAATAGTATTATTAATAATGATAGTATTGCTAATAAAGGTGAAACTATTGCTGAGTATCTTCTTAGTGAGAAATCTAAAGATTCTCTTAGTAAAATAGTTAAACTTAAAAAATATAATAGAGTAACTGATGCTATATTCCCTGAAAACTTTATCTTTGATGACGATAAGATACAAAAGTTTAGAGAAAGCGATGAAGCAAACAAAAATGCTTTAGCTTACTATGATTCAGAAAATGAAGAAATAGTTGTAGGTAATGATTGGTTAAGTAGAACTGTTGATGCTAATACTGCTGGCGATGATGCAGTTCGTGTTCTTATCCATGAAAAACTACATAGTCAAATCAATAATAGTAGAAATCCTAAGCAGTTTAGAGAAAAGCTTAGAACTATATATGATGACTTTGTTAAAGCTATTGATGCTGATTTAGCTAATCTTAACGATAGTACTTTCGATGAGATTAATGCTCGCTTTGATAATAAAGCTACTAATATAGATGCTCTTCGTGGTTATCTTACTCATATTAAAGACTATCAGTTTGAAAAGTTTAGTACAAGACCAGATACTCAACTTGAAGAGTTCATTGTAGAATCTCTTACTTCTAAAGGTCTTATGGATTATCTTAATTCTGTTAGAGTTGAAGGTGAACATAAAGGTAAAACTAGTAGTCTTTGGCAAAAGATTATGGAGTTCATAAGTAGACTGTTTGGTATTGAAATTAGGGATGAATCTCTTAGAGCTAAAGAGTTTAATATTCTTGCTAATAAATTCAAAGAAAATAAAGTTGCTCCTAAGACTGAAGTCAAAGAAGAAACTAAAGCACCTGTTGAAGGTACTCTTGAATTTAAAGAAGATGAAACTAAGCCTGAAGAAGTTCCTGAAGAAGTTTCTGCTGATGATAATATTACAAATATTACAGAAGGTAATGATGCAGTTAATGAAGATGAACTTGATTATTTACTTAATATGGGTAGTAGTGTTGATGATAAAACTTTAGGTAGTTTTTCTTCGTTATACTCAGCAGTCCGGGCACTTCCAATGGATGAACAATCTCGTATGTTCGATATGGTTGAGCGTGGCGAGTTTTCTATATCTTGTCGATAGATTATTCACAGAATAAATTTTATGGTTCTAGAGGAGAATTTAAAATCCTCTAGAACTTTATTGTTTAATTAAATAATATAATTATGACTAATTGTCCTATTACACCTAAAGATTTTTTAGGTACTGAGACTGGAACCCGTCTCAAAGAACTTTGTGGTAATGATGTAGTTAAATTTAATGCTATAACTACATTAGTTTATAACCCTGAATCCAAGACTGGATTTACTAAAGATTTTGATGATTACCGTTTAGGTAATGATGCTGCACAAGAAGCTCTTGAATTTTATAATTCAAGACATTTTAGTGTTGGTGCTCAAACTACTAAATCTAAGTTTAATGATGTTGTTACTAGATTTGGTTATACTAGTACTACAGCTAAAGTTATGGCAAATAAAGTTGTAGGTAATAACATACTTACTTTTTTTGCTAATGATGTAGTTAAAGGTAAATTTAATAAAGATAATAACAATGCTAATTTTTATGCTAATAGAGTTGTATCTTTTGGTGCAGTTCAAGTAGCTAAAAAGTACTTTGAAAATAAAGGTCAGAAGTTTACTAATAAAGAAATACTTAGTTTAGTTAATCAAATTCTTGGCTTTACTAGTGATGGTAATTTTGAAAAAATAGATGATGTTTTCGCTAATGCTAGTAGAGAAGATAAAAACTTTTATGCTATGGTTAAAGAAATGATTCTTAATAAAGTTTCTTTCTTTAATTCTATTTATGCTGGTGATAGTCGTCTAGGTATGCTTCGTTTTAAGTCTGATGAAGCTATTGATGAGAAGGTAGATTTAGATAGTGAAATGGAATCTATTCTTAATGGTAACGAAAATGATGAACTTGCTGACTTTAATAAAGAATTTGATGTAGATGGTACTACTGCTAGATGGGATGATAACAGTGGTATGGGAAGTAATTTTATGAAAGGTATCGATGAAGATATTCGTATGATACTTTTCACTATTCCTAAGCTTAATGATATTAATAAAGTTGATGGAAAATATAATTATGATAGAAGTAATGAACTTGGTACTATTGATTTTATTGATGGTAAGAAAGTAACAGCTGCTATTATATCTAAAATAAGTAGAGATAATATTACTAGTTTTATTAATAGTATTAAGACTATTGCTGAACAGAATAAAGAGATGTCTGGTCTTATTAAACTTTACGAAGATTTAAAAACTAATAGAGATTTTGCTATTAGATTTAGAAGTCAATTTGTAAAGACTATTATGCCTAAGACTGAAACTAGAACTGAATCTGATGGTACAGTTAGAGCTGTACTTTCTAATAAAGAATCTAATAGAAGACAATCTCTTATATTTAGTTTTCAAAATAATGTAAAGCATACTACACTTAATGTTGACCCAAACGCTATTGAAGTATTTCGTTCTGCTGTAGAAAGTGCTAAAAGAAGATATAAACTTTCTGCTAAAAATGAGATTAGACGTAATGCTGCATTTGCTGATATTATTGCTAATTTGACTAAAGCTCTTAAAGCTTATTATCCTGACATGGATGCCAATGCTGTAAGAAATTATCTTATTGGTAATAAAACTAATGGCAGTGTTGATGTTGATATTAATACTAGTAATCTTCTTGCTCATTTGAAAAATATTAGTGATGCTTCTGCTAAAGCAAATGATAATCTTCGTGAAGAGCAAGAACATAAAAGAGAATGGAATAAAGAAGAACATGACGATAATGAAACTTATGTTCCATTACATACTGAAATTATTCCTGCTACTGCTATAGCTGCTGCTAATAGTTTTGCTACTGATATAGAAGCTTATTCTACTGTTGCTCTTCAGTTTAATTCTAAGAATGTTCTTGGTAATCAAAGTTCTGATATTATTAATAGTTCTATGATTACTTATCTTATGAATGCTATTAATGGTACTGAAATGTCTGTTGATGCTGAAGGTAAACTTTCTCCTGAAGCTCTTATTCAATATGGTAATGAAAAGTTCCGTGTTAATTCTAAAGAAAAAGGTAATCAGTATAATCTTAGTAATATTCTTCTTGAGCAACGTGGTGTTGATGGAAAAATTAAAGTATTTGGTCTTTTCCGTAAACTTGGAGATAAGTATGTTCCTACAGAATATGCTAAAGATTTGATTAATGTTAGTTTGTTTAATGGTGCTGGCAATCCTAATACTGGTCAGAATGTACTTTATTCTGGTATGAGTAAGATGGATTATATCTATAGTGCTATTGCTAATTTTGTAAATACAGAAGCTGACTATCTTTCTAAGAATGAATATGATATTGATTTTGCTAATTACTTTATGCGTGTTCCTTCTGATGCTCCTAAGAATTTTATTATTAGAGCTGCTAGATATAAAACTAAAGGAGGAAGGTATGGTAATCTTTTTAATGTAGAAAATAGTAAAGAAGTTAGTCAAGCTATTGAAACTTATCTTGATACAGAAATTCCTAGTGAAACTCGTGCAGACAATGAAGTAAAAACTTCTAAGTTTGTTAATCTTACTACCAATAAAGAGTATAATCAAATGGTTCACGATTTGACTACTAAAACTATTGGTCGTAGAAAGATTATGCCTTTTAATATTCTTGAAGGTAAAAATCATAAATCAGGTTCTGAAATTGCTGTTGGTTATAAATATACAGATGATAGTGGTAAAGTAGATAAATATGAACTTCACGGAACACTTGATATAGATAGTAATGGAGCTTATTATATTATTGATGCTAAACCTGTTCTTATTTCTAGTATGAATGAGACTAAAGTTAGTGATAGATTTTCTCCTACTCTTTATCAATCTTTAGTATCTAAGATTAATCGTAGAGCTAATGTTACAGGTATGATTGGTAATACTAAAGTAAATAGAGTTATAAATACTAATCATCCACTTTATATACAATATAGAAACATGTTTGTACAAGAACTTACAGACATGGCTCATTCTATTAATCAATGGTTTGAAACTGATAGTACTGGTAAAATTCTTCGTTGGCAAAAAGAAGAAAATCCTGAACTTGCTGACCAACCTAAATTTAAAGGTGATTGGGGATTCGATGAAGAAAGTGCTAGAAGAGCTTATGCTATTTATGAAGTAGGTAAAGGTCATAAACATTTTGTAGAAATGAATCCTACTACTAAAGCTCTTACTTTTACTGGTAGACTATTCCATGATGATAGATTTGAACTTACTGATAAAGATGGCAATGTAGATAATAAAGTAGAGAAGTTATTAGAAAAGATGTTTCCTGCTCTTTACGGGGCGGATATAGATGGTTATATTCACTTTACTGCTAATGGTGATGAAGTTACTGTAAATCTTTCTAAAGAACAAGAAGATGAGATTGCTAATATGATTAGCGATTTTATTACTACTTATGTAAATCAACAAGTTGAAAAGTTTGATACTTTCAAAAGTATAGATGTTGCTAATATTATCAATGATGATAATGTTGCTGATTTTGTACTTAATTATAGACTTATGTGTGATAACTTTAATGACTTATTTGAAGGTGATACTAAGTTCTATAAAGATAATCAAACTCTTCTTAAACGTACTAAGGAAGACCAGGCTAGTGGAGTACCTTATGGTTTTGCTGATTACACTACTGATTATGCTAATGAAATAACAGATGTTGCATTTAGCGAACTTAATACTAGTAGAGTTCAAGCTGAATTTGCTAGTTATAAAAATCCTCTTAATGTTACACAACGTAATAAGTTTAGAGGTGTAACTATCAAGAATACTATTAGAACTTCTGAAGAATGTAAAGTTGCAACATTTGATAAAGATGGTAAACAACTTTCTGAAGATGGTAGTCTTGTAAAAGACCTTGTAAAGAATGCTGGTCTTACTATTGACCAAGCTAGAACTTTAATAGGTGGTCCTATTCAATATGAAGATGGTAAACCTGTTATTAAGAATGGTGTTGTTCAAAGAAAAGGTGGTTATCAAGGTACTACTGTAAACGATGCTCAATCTTATATTACTTTTGAAGAATGGGTTCGTCGTATTGCTGGTAGAGGAAAACTTAATGAATATCTTCCTCTTATTAAGAAGATTCAGAATGATGAACCTCTTAGTGTTGGTGATATTGATACTTTTGTACAAGTACAAAAGAACTTCTATTATGACCATTATTTTGATAAGTATTCTAAGAGATTTGTACCTCGTCAAATTAAGAATGCTGAATTTGTTCTTGTACCTAGATTTATAAAAGGTACTCAACTAGAACAAGTTTATAATCTTATGAAAGATAATGGTATCGACCAACTTAATACAGAAGAAACAAGTAAAGCTGGTAAAGCTAGAGTACTTGAAATTTTTGATAGTAAGACTGGAGAAGTAACACAAAAACATATTGATGATTTTAATGCTCATGCTAAAGATTATGTTGAAGAATATGATTATAATCATCTTTATACTCAGCAAGAAACTCCTCAACATATGAATGCTGAAAATAAAGCTGGTATTCAAATTATGAAGAAGATTGTTGATAATATTCCAGTTAATAGTCGTCTTTATGAAAAGAAAGAAGAGTTTTTTAAACTTTATAGTGCTAACATTAGAGATTCATTTAATAGTCTTGCTAGTGAACTTAATATTCCTAGAGACGCTAATGGTAATATTCTTTTTGAAGCAGATGGAACTATTAAAGGTATAGATTATCATACATTCTTTAATAAGTTGAAAGAAGAGTGTATGCGTTTGGGTCTTGATAGTAATATGATGGATTATGTAACTCTTGCTGAGCAAGCTGTTAATCCTATTACTGGAAGACCTAATGCTAATATGCCTATTATTCTTAGTAATGCTATTACTAAGCTTGAAAGTGTTAGTCAATCTGTATTTAATAGAGCTATTACTCGTCAAACCCTTCCTGGTTTCCATGCTGCTCAGATTACTAATGTTGGTTTTAATAGTAAAAAATATACTAAAGAAAATCCATTTAATCTTGACAGTATAGATAAAACTAAATTTGATGTTGAAGTTTATGATAGAGAAAAAACTCCTGGATATAAAAGTAAAGCTTTAAGAATTTATATAAAAGGAAAGAAAAAAGGTTGGTTTGAATTAGTAAAAGATAAAGAAGATAACAATTACTCTGTTCATTTTAAAACTACTACTGAAAAGATAGGTAAAGTTGAACAAGATGGTAAAGTTGTAAATCCTTCTACTAAAGAAGAGCGAGATGAATTATATACTGCTTTAAGAAATGCTATTCCTAATGGAGCAAATGTTTCTACTTGGGGAAGTATTTCTGACGGAGGAGTTTATGCTTTAAATAAACTTGGAAAAGGTTGGAAAAAAGTAGGAGAAAGAACTATCAAACATAAGAAAGATGATAAAGATATAGTTATTCCTGTATATCAAAAGAATGGATTGACTACGTCTAAAACTCTTCGTTATCATCCTGCAACTAAAGAACATCCAGAAGGAGAACGTTATATTGAAATAATGCTTCCTGCTAGTAATTTTGGTTTTGCTAAAAATGCTGATGGTACTTATAAAAAGAGTAAAGAAGACCTTCTTAAAGAACTTCAAGCTGCACATCTTGATACTCTTATTGGTTATCGTATTCCAACTGAGGGTAAACAATCTGTTTGTGTAATGAAAGTAGTTGGTTTACTTGATGATGCTCAAGGTTCTACTATTGTTGTTCCTGATGATTGGGTTTCTCAAACTGGTTCTGACTTTGATATTGACTCTGTATATGGTATTCAATATAGTAGTTATGTAGATAAGCATGGTAATATTCGTAAACAAAGTTATTCTGATGAACTTGATATTTATGATTATGCTAACTATGTAAATAGACATCTTGAGAAATCTGATAAGATTAAAGATAAGTCAGTTAGAGAAGCTTTTGAAAAACTTAATAAAGAGATAGATGAACAATTTGAAAAGTCTCGTAAGGAACTAGCTGAAGAAGAAACTCAAGATTATGATGCTTTATCTGACGAAACTAAAGAACTTGTAAAAGCTGCTCATAAAGATTTTGAATCTCAAGCTGTAAAGAATCCAGAAACTGGTAAACTTACAAAGGATAGTTATCTTAAACAACTTCAGTATGTAGCTGATTATATTCGTACTAATAAAACTAATCTTGATGCTGCTGATGATAATTTCATTTCAGTACATGAAGATATGGTTGATTCTATTAGTAATGAATATATCGATAAAAAGGCTTTTAAGTCTAATAAAGCTAGAGAAATTCTTCAAGCTAGAATTGACAAGTTTAATAAAGCTGCTAAAAAACTTGGTATTATGAGTTATAATGAATATTTAGCTCAAAATGTAGAAGATGCTAATACTCGTAACGCTCGTAATAATCGTATTCTTGATGACATGATTGATATTCTCAAAGATGATATATCTCTTGAGGAGAACTTGTCACGTTCTAATTTTGATGATATTATTAATGCACGTGATAAAGTTATTAATCCTGTAGTTAAGAAAATACGTAACGCTAGAAGTTCTTATGACTTCCTTGACCAAGCTGATTATCAAGAAGATGTTATGAGTGGTGCTAAACTTAAAGCATTTAGTGTTACTCGTGATACTTTTGTTTCTGTTTGTAATACTGTTCAACCTACTATCAATAGTGATTATGAAGTAACAATTTCTTATGATAAAGATAAGTATGATGCTAAAGAACTTATAGATAGATTTGGTGAAGCCAATGTTACTACTGATGAAGAGACAGGTGATTATCTTGTAACTCATACTACTATTGGTTGGACCAATGATAATAAAAATGTAGATGGTCGTATTCTTACTGCGTATACTTCTCAAACTACTGCTCATATTCTTGATGCTGTTAAGGAAGGTGCTATTCCAAATGTAAATGACTTTACTTTTGCAGTATATAAAACTCTTCCTGATATTGGTAGTAATTATGACACAACTATTGCATTTATTATGCAGCCTGCTATTAGTCGTATTGTAGAAGAGTATAATGCTAATAAATCTATTTATGCTGAAGATGCTTCTAAACCTATTCATAATGCTATTAAAAAATTAGCTATTGAAATGAATATTGGAGTAACAGAAGATGACAATATTAAAACTGTAATAGACAAAGTAAATACTGCTCTTGGTACAGAATATAGTCTTACTTCAAATAATAGAGTTATTCTTAATTATAAAGAATTAGCAAATAGACTTAATCAAAAGGAGAGCCGCCCCGTAGAAGATATGATATATGATATGTCTATACTTTTTGCTTATAATGATATTAATCGTTTAGCTCAAGGTATTAGTTCTTTAGCTCGTGTTTGTAATCCTGATAGATTTGGTGCTAAGCAAACTCTTTTTGCTACTAATAAAGTATTTACTGATATTCAAGAAATCGTTAATGGAGAAAACGCTAATATAGAAAATGTTCTTTCTGTTAAAGATAAAGATAACGAAATGTCTTTCCTTGAAGCTATTTATCCTGGTCTTCTTACTAAAAATGCTGCTGGTAATAAAGTTGTAGATATTAGAAGTTATATGATGGATAAACATAATGATAGTCAATCTAAATATCCTTCTCTTCATTGCTTCTTAAAGTATGCTACTGCTACATCTAGTAGTATTAATAGTATGTTGTTTGATACTCAGACTGATAGTTTTAAGAATCTTGTTTATAGTCTTGAAAATACTTTTAGTGATAGAAGTCGTAATATTAACGAGAAAGAATATAATGATTTTCAACAATATATTCTTAGTAGTATATATAATCATGTTGCTCCAGTAATGTATAGTAGTAAAGTATTTGCTGAACAAGATGGTACATTAACTTACGGTTTTGATAACGAAAGTGATACTATTGCTGAATGTCAAAGAATTTTTGGATATAATGCTAAACCTCAGTTTAACTTTGATTGTGAATATATTAACAGACCAACTCCTTCTGAAGTAGAAGCTTTTATTAAACTTACTCCTGCTCAAAAGGTTGCTTATCTTCAAAGTAAATCTGAAGATGCTGGTATATTTGGTTTGCTTAAAGTAAACTTGTTCAATCAATATGAATATAATACTACTGGTCAATCTAAGCAAAGTATTCAATTCAAAGATGATACTACTGATGTAGAAACTGCCTATATGTTATTCGACCAAGCAGCTAATAGTGATAATCCTCTTGTTAAACTTGCAGCTATTGATATGATTAAATATGCTTTTGCTGTTGAGAATTTCAAGATGAGACGTAATGGTATTAGTAAAGTTATTACAAATGATGCTCTTAGAAATGCTGATTTGTTTGGTGGTAAATCTGCTATTAGTTATATAGTTGATGACTTTAATAATTTTGCTGGAACTTATGATGTTGCTGAACGTTATGTTCGTTCTCATAGTGATAGTAATTTTATCTATCATAAGACAGTTAAGAATGTTCGTAGAAATGGTACTTATGTTTCTGAATTAAGTAAGTTCAAGAAACCAAACAATCTTTTTGTATTTGATTTATCTGATATTAGTATTGTTGGAGAAAAGATTGTTAATCTTAGACGTGACATAGAAACTACTGATGATGATAATGAAATTAAATCGCTTAATGTAGAACTTAAAACAGCTCTTGCTGAATATAATAATTTAAAGTCTCAAAGAGCACTTGCTGCTAAATATGGTTTTATTAATGAATCAAATACTAATGATGACTTTTATGCAAACCATTATATTCATCTTAATGAAAAAGTAGGTAAAGAATATAAAGCTAGACTTTATAAAATCGTTGAAAATAACGATAAAATATATGCTTATCCTATTACCAAACTTGACGAAAATGAAACTGGCGAAGTAAGTCTTAATAGAGAAAACACTAAAGGTTATAGAAGTGAAGGTTTTTATATTGATTATATTAATAGATTAGAGAAAGGTGATACTCCTACTATGGATGACCTTAATGAAATGGCTCAAGCTTATAAGTTTAATATTAAACATCTTAAACTTAAAAATGCTAATGCTTTTGATATTAATAATCCTAGTAAGTATCAAGAAGCTTCTGCTAAGTTTACTATTAATGAAATTCTTAATAAATATCCTGAAAGTAACGGTAAAGAATTTGCTATTCAGAGTTTTTATTTAAGAAGTAAATCGATTGGTACTGTATTTGGTAATCCTCAACACATTAAAGGAACTTATGTTACTATAGAAGATGGTAAAGAAGTTACTAATGAAGTTGATGAAATATTTGAGTTTAGAGCTCCTAGAAAATCTGAAATAGAAAGAGCTAAAGATTTAGGTATTAATGCGCCTTATAACACTTACTTTGTAAGAGTTAAGTCAAAAGGTAAATCTAATGCTACTTTAAATACTAATTCTAAGCTTGGTGCTAGCGTTCTTGATTTCTCTATTGATGCTTATAACGATATGAATCGTAGAAGTCATGAAGGTGATTATTCTGCTCGTAAAAAAGTAAATAATCTTTCAGCTAAAGGTTTTAACGCTACACGTAATGAGTTCCAATCTCAATCTGAAGATGTTTATTATAACATAACAACTTATGTTGAAGATAAAGTTAATGACATTACTCAACAACTTAATCAGTTTGTTGAAGATGAAAACGGTCATTTCTTATCTGTAAATGATGCTCGTACTATAGATATTATTAGAAATAATCCTGCTGAAAGAAGAAGATATTTAAAGACTCTTCTTGATGCTAGAGCGTTGATTAGTAAATATGGTAATATTGCTTCAGTTAAAGTTGATAAATCTGTAGATACTGATAATACTATTGCTTATGTAGAAAGACTTCAAAATGCAATTAAACAACTTACAGATACTTCTATTATTGAACAAGCTGAAAAGTTGTTTGCTAATTATTATCTTGCAAAGCTTAGTGATAATCCTCAAATTCAAAATAATCTTATTAGTGTATTTGATGGTTTCCATTCTACTAGTTGGTTTGATGCTTGGGTTGGTGATTTACAAGATTCTGGTAATGCTTTTATACAAGTACTTACTAAGAATGTAATGTCTGATATTAGAGCTAAAGAACTTCAAGCTAGAAGAACTGTAGATATTTTCAATAAGGAGATAGATAAAATATTTGCTGATGCAAAAGCTGCTGGTGTTAATTTGTCATTTGATGATATTATTGACGCTGATGGTAGATTTATCCGTCCTTATAATGATAATTTTGAAAATGATTTAAACAAACTTAGACAAGATGAACGTAATGCTAAATCAGATATAATTAATAATCCTGAAGCTTACATTGAAGCTAAGCATAAACTTGATAAGTTTTTATTAGACCATGTAAATCGTAAGTTTGTTGATAGTTATTATAAAGAACTTTATGATGCTCAAGATGAACTTTATAGAAATCATAGACCTATACTTGAAGAGTATATTAAGACAAAAGCTATGATTGATGAAATTAATGCCAGTAGAACTGATGGTACACTTAGTCCTGAAAAAGAAACTGAATTAAAGAATCTTTGGTATCATCTTAATGATATTCGTTCTGAATATGATTTAGATAATGGTGAACCTAAAGAAAGTTTTATCATGGGTTATCCTGGTATGAATCCTTCAACTGGTGAAATTGTTGATAAAGAAAGATACTATAAAGCTAGAATAAATAATGCTGATGATTGTAAAGCTCTTGACAAATATCTCAGAACTATTAATGATATTCGTAATAAGTATAATGATAGTAAAGTTCGTAAAGGTTTTGAAGACCAACTAAAACGTATGCTTGATATTGTTGAAACTGCTGAAGCTAGAGACCCATCTGGTAGAATTAGTATTCCTGCTTCTCAGCTTGAAATGAATAAAGAATATAAAGCTGCAAAAGCTTGGCTTGCTACTAATGCTAAGTGGACAGTTGACCCAAGTATTCAAGAAGCTATACACGAAGCATATAAAACTATGGGTTATAAGGGTGAAAATAATAAGTTTAAAGTATATCTTAGAAAGCTTAAAGCAACTAATGTAAATCCTTATGATGAATTTGGTCGCTTAGATGGTACTATATTTACTGAAGAACAACAAGCTGCTATTCAAGAAGAAGCTCAGAAACGTTTTAATAATACAAAATATGGTATGGAAAATGACCGTATTCTTATTAGTAATGGTCCTGAAGATGATGTTGTTTATCCTGCTGAAGTTTATAAAAGACTTGCAGCTAATGGTGTTCCAAATAAAGAATATCAGCAAATAGTGAAACAAGTTAATGAAATACTTGCTCCACATTATGACATTGCTACTAAACATGTTGCTACTTCAGAACTTACTGAGGAAGAACTTGATAAACTTTATCAAGCTTATCAACCTTTATTTGCTGGCATGAAGAAAACAGAAGATAGTACTAATGGTAAGTCTATTGCTTATTTTGTTACTCGTTTTGTCGATTTAGATAATTACAATAAAGAAGCATTTAATCTAGAAGAAGAACGAGCTAAAGCTAAAGGAGCTAAGTATTATAAAGCTTGGGAACGAGTTAATAAAATGGGTATTCCAAAACTCGATGATAAATATCAAGTTGTTACTGATGCTTCAGGTAATATAGTTTATGATGAAACTAAAGATAGAATACCTAATCGTTATATCTATGGTACTCTTAAAGTAGATATGGATAAATACCTCAAGACAAAAGGTAAAAAGAAAGCTGAACAACTTCATAAACAAATGGACGAAAGAACTGAAGCTTATCGTACTATACATAATAATCTTGAGACTGTCAATACTCCTTATTATGAAGCTGAACTTAAAAAGCAAAGAGCAAAAGGTGATGCTGAATTTAAGAAATGGTATGATAGAAATCATGTATTTAATCCTTATACTCATAGAATGGAACCTACTATAATATGGAGAAAAACTCAAATTATACCTGCTATTGCAAACGGTGAATGGAATGCTGGTTATGCTCAAACTGAACTTGCTCCTAAAGCTGCATATAGAAATCCAAATTATAAAGAAGGTGTAGGTTATGTTGATAATTATAAGAAAACTGATGATAAAACTTATGATTCAGAAGTTGTTCTTAATGCTCATCAACAAAAGCTTATGGGATATATTCAAGAGACTCTTAATAACCTTGCTCAAACTGAATCTGCAAAACGTTTTATAGGTAGAGGTTATCTTCCTTCTATGAGTAAAGGTGCAGAGCATGATGCAAAATGGTGGGGAAAACAATTCCTAGAGTTCCTTGGTTATAGTGATAAACTTCAGAATGGTAGAGACCCTTTCTATCATATAGATTATGCTGATGATAAAGCTATTGATATGCCTATGTTAATGGAACAACTTAGAAATAAAGATTCTGTTAATATAGAGAATATTAAAAAGACTAAGCCACAGCGTATATCTTATGCTGATGATGAAGAATATAATGCTGCACTTACAGCTTATAATAAACGTATGGAAGAAGCATTGAAGAAGAATAAAGAAATTCATCGTGCTTTACTTAATAGAGATTATCGTACTGTACTTTCAAACTTTATTACTCAAGCTGCTCATTTTAATGCTATACAAGATAATAAGTATATGCTTTATTACGGTAAAGAAATGCTTGATAGAATGGAAGTATATCAAAAGAATGTAGGTTGGAGTAATCTAAAGAAAGACCATCAAAGAGGTGCTAGAGGTGAAACTCGTTATCTTACTCAAAAAGATGAAAGACTTCAAGGTCAATATGAGAATTGGATTCGTAGAATTATCTATAATCAATTTAAAGAAAGTAATGCTAACTTTACTAAAGTTAGTAGTCTTCTTCAATCTTTTACTAGTGCTAAATTTATGATGCTTAATATTACTGGTGGTATTGGTAACGTTACTGTTGGTGAATCAGGTTTAGCAGGTGAGTGGATAGCTAAAGAATTTCTTGGAGCTAAAGACTATGCTCTCGGTAAAGCTTTATGGATGCACAATTCGTGGAGTTTTATTAACGACCTTGGTAAAGATAAAGCTTCAACATTAGCTAGTGCTATAGTTAAAGAAATGAATGTTATTGACTTTGACCAACTTGCTGGTATTAGTGATGGTAATCATCTTGATGCAGGTACTGCTTTTGAAAAGCTTAGAAATGCTCTTTATTCTCCTAATGCTATAGGTGAACATTTTATGCAAAATGCTGCTATGTTTAGTCTTATGTATAGTAATAGACTTGTACCTGTAGTTGATGCTGAAAATAGAGGTAAAATCAAGTATCGTGCTATGAGTAAATATGAATATATTGCTGATTGCCATGAGAAAGCTCTAAAGCGTATTATTGAAGGTACTGAATTTGAAGCTAAGTTTAATAACTATGTTGGTAGTATAAAAGAAGATGCTAATAAACTTAAAGAGTTTGTTTTTGGTCGTAAAGATTTTACTACTGAATTTGCTAGAACTCTTCCTAATAAGATGCAAAAAGAATTTGTTAAAGTAAAGAAGGAACTTGAAAAGACTGCAACTGCTGATTTTGAAAAGAATAGTACTCTTATTGAAAATCTTGATTTAAAAGATGGTAAACTAGCTTTCAAAGAAGGTAGTAAACTTGCAGAACTTGATGCACTTAGTGCAGATAAAGAAGTTTCTGATGCTTATAAGCTTCTTGGTGAGTTTAAAGGTAAAGTTATTAGTGTCAATAAAGAGATACATGGTGTATATGATAAGCTTGGTGCTGCACAACTTGAAAAGCATTGGTGGGGTAGTCTTGCTATGCAATATCATAAACATATATATCCTGGTATTCTTAAACATTATAGAAGACAAGGTTATTTCAATGAAGAACGTGGAGCTTTTACATTGGGTTGTGGTCCTGCTCTTATGGATTTCCTTTCAATGCCTTTAGATAAGATTAAAGCAGATAGAGAAATTAATGGTACTCAACTTGGTGCATTACAAACTCTTCAAAAGTTGTTTATAGGTTATGTAGATATGGCTACAAACTTTAATACAAACTGGAATATGTTACCTCGTTATCAACGTGCTGCAATACTTAGAGCTATGGGTAATGTTGCTGGTTCAGTAGCTGCTATTGCTATGTCTCTTGCTGCTCATGCTATTTGGGACGATAAAGAACTTGAAAATAGTACTTTAGGAAATCTTCTTATTTATGAGGCAGACAGTCTTGCAACTCAAGTTATGATGTATACTCCTCCATTTGTTATAACTGAAGGTAAGAAGTTATATAGTTCTCCTATTGCAGCTCAGACTATGCCTAGTGATGTTCTTAAAGCTATGAATATTATAGCAGAAGGACTTATAGCTGGTGATGATTATAACTGGGATTATAGTAGTGGTAGATATGCTAAAGAGAATAAACTTTATGTTCTTACTACTAGACAGATACCTATCTATAGAGCTTATAGTAATATTGCTGGTCTTAATAAAAGTAACAGTTACTATAAATTAGGAGACAATATACTTGGTATAATACCTACTAATGTAAATGATTAAATCCGCCCCGTAGAAGGCATCGATAGTGATACTTCTACTAATAAGAATTAAATAAGACCTTTATCTGTTGGAGATATTAATATTAATAGTATCTTTGCAACAGATAAAGGTTTTCCTGTTTTTGCCATAAAATTACTACAGATGTATGCGAAACTTTATTGCTCTATGGTGTAATGGTAGCACTACAGATTTTGATTCTGTCAGAGCAGGTTCGAATCCTGCTAGAGTAACAAATGCTATAAATTTTAAACTACTTGCTAAAAATAAATGTTTATAGGGTTTAAATGTTGTTTAAGGTGATATTTATAAAGGTTCTGAGCTAGATAGTCGTGATGACTGTCTAGCTTTTTTCGTTTAATGTGTCGTAGTGTGTCGCTACTAATGAATAAAAAAAAGAGTAACTCATCCTCACGGACAAGCTACTCATAATAATGATGTTTATGCAGCCACTGCTGCTAATGTTGAATTATGAATTCTTATAACATGGAATGCAAATATCAAAAACATAAGTAATATTTTAATTTCTTTCGTAAGCGGTTAAATAATTAAAGTAGTATGATTAATCGACATTGATATGTAAGTTGCTTAGAAATCATTTATTATGTAATTGTGGGAGTTTCCCACTAAGTTTGGCATAGATTAAACTCGTATGCCTGGAGCTGAAATAAGACTGTCAAGTAAGAATGGTTATTAAATAAATTACACTTTAAATGACTTCTAAGCTACTTTGATGTTACGGCTGAATAATTATTCAGGAGATTAGAATCACCCTCGTACAGAGGATTTCAAAATGTAGGATGTGCCATATAGCTCAACTTATTTAAAAGGAGCTTTAATTATATTACCATTATCATCAAGATAAATAACACTATCTGTATCATATCCATCATTTGTAGAATCAACATTATTAATTTCATAGAAATCATCATTAATTCCACAACTATCAATACTTACAGGTTTATTATTAGAAACTTTATTATAACTACAAGCACCAAGTCCGGCAGCTATAACAGCAAGTATAAGTATGGCTATATTCTTATGTTTATTATAATTTGGATTCATAATAATTTTAAATTAAAAACTGCTAGTACTTTCACAAGCACTAGCAGTAACATCGGAAGAAAAATTTTCAGCATTTATTTCAAATACAAATCTATATACCTCTGTATACAGTTCACATGAGTACTTCCAACAAATTTAAATGTTACTTCATCATCTTTAAGAAATATTGTAGTAGGATAATCATAAGCTTTATACTTATGAATAAGTCTTTTAGGAAGCTCTGCAAAATCTTTAATTTCAAGAGCTATTTCTTTAGATGATTTAGCAATAACTGTTTGAATGTTATTTATCACTATAGAACAACCAAGACAATTCTTAGTCGTTATTATCAGGATTTTTCTTTTCATTTATCTCAGCTACTTTTTCATAATAAGAACCATCAGGAGCAAAATGAACTCCTTCATTGTTAAGAATAGTCTCATAAGTCTTTGCAGTATTCTTCAAATCTCTGAGAAGCAAAGCAAGATTAGCAAAAGTTACTTTATTAACTTTATCACTATTCTTAGCATTTTCGATAAACTTAGCCACATTATTAACTTCGATAGCAGTATGTGCGTGCTGCTTAATCATTTCTAATACCCATTTTTTCATATTGTTTACTATTTAAATTATTAATTATTTCTTTGCGGTAGAACCAAATCCACCATCACCTCTATCAGTTATGCCAAGGTCTTCAAGGTTCTCAACTGTTTCAAAACAAATTTGTCTATGATGAGGAATCTCAAGTTGACCAATAACATCACCAACTTCAATAGGTTTTGCATTAGTTATAATGGAACGGAATACAACAAAAAATTCTCCACGATAACTTTCATCACCAGTACAAGGAGAATTAGGTATTACGTAACCCATTTTAGTAATACGTGAATTAGGACGTAAAGTAAGTGAATCACGATATTCAGTAGCAACGTGAATACCTGTTCCACACTTAACACGACCATCTTCTGTAATCTCAACACTAGTTGCAATTACATCACAACAAGCATCTGTAGCATGTCCATAAGCGTGACCGTCTTTATCACCTTCACTCATATAATGAGCATACTCTGGAATTTGTGCTTTAACTTTAGGGTCAAGCCAAATCTTAACTGGAACAAAATCAATAGCTGTACGAAGAGCTTCTTTAAGTTCTTTTTCAGCTAACTCTCTGTTGTCAGGAGTGTCTTTAAAAGCATTTGCATAATTAATCATTGCATCTGCTATACGATTACTTAATTGACTCATAATTTAATTATCTTTTGTTTTACGTTGTTGTTCAATATCTTTCTTTAGTTTATGTAAATTACCATTATAAATATAATTATGATTTACAGTAAATTGATTTTTACTAACACCATCAGGAACATCGATATAATCTTTAGTTCTCCTAATGACATTCATTTCTGTAAGTTCTTTAATACCTTTACTTATGTTACCTTTATCATTATTATATTCTTTAGCTATAATTGTAGGACTAAGAATAATACTATTACAGCCATACTTTAAATGCTCCTCAATGTAACTAAATACTTGAGTAGCAGCAAGACTATGCTTTCTCATTTCTAGTACTATACCTTTACGAAGTTTAATCATTTCCTTATTATAACTAATAGCCGTAATATAAGGATTGTTAGAATTGTCTTTACTTATATGATTATTATCAGTATCTATAGTATTTATATCAAATCCAACATCACATATATCTTTAGCATAATTTCTATATAATTTATCCATATCACTATTACCATTATCGTTACACGCCTGCAAATATACATAAAAAAAGTTGTAAACTCATACAACTTTTGAATAAATTGTTGTAGTCGTTTACAACTTTTGTTGTGTAACGATTTGATAATCAACTACTTACAAGCTCTAATATAATATATATATTAATGCTTGCTTTCATTTGCAGCACAAAGATAAGCATTATCATCAGTATTACTACTAATAATAAGTAGTTTAACGATACTTTAACCACTAACATCTTCTACGGGGCGGCTTTAGCTACTTCTAGTATTCTAACACTAGTAGTTGCTCTATCCTCCCCGTAAAGAAGTGTATCAAAAGTTATATAGCTCCATATCTAATGCTTTTACCCATTCTCTAGCATCATCTTTATTATCAAATACTAAAGCTTCTGGAACATTAGGAACACCTTTAGTTTCATCAATCATAATAGTGTAATTTACAACACTTTGGTTAGTATCAGCATAACTATTTACAGCACTAACTGTACCAACAAAGAATTTACCACTAATATGACTAAAAGCTAGTACCTCATCACCAACTTTGTAATGAGGTACTTTAAATTGATTTTCTTTTCCATTAAAATTAACTTGCATAAGCTACAACAGAATTAAGTGCTTTATTTGTATTATTATTAGCACTACCCCAAACAAGACTATTCATACGTTTCTCACCTTCAAGATTAGCAACATTACAATAGAAACCAGTTACAGCATTATATGCACCCCAAGCAGTACCACAAATATCTTTCTGACCGATACCATCATTATAGTAATCCATCATATTATAAAGTTGATTAGCTTTACGAGAAGATATTTCAACTGCTTCAAGAAGTCTATAATCACGAGCAACAAGTCTAGCATAACCTTTATTAGGGTCGTACTGATTAATTCGCTCAATCTCAGCAGGAGTAAGTTGCAATTCACAAAGATACTTATAAACTTCTTCATCACTCATCTTAATAGTAGTAAGATGACGATAAAGTTCTTGAGCATCTAAAGCATGAGAACAAGCAACTTTAAGTACTTGAGCACCAAGTTCAAGTTTCTCTTTTATAGACTTAGTATGTCTAAGTCTGATATGACAAGAAGCTTTATCTAATGCTCCATTAAGCATATTAGTACAAATAACACGAACAGGAGTAATCATAATATCTACAGACGAACCACCATCATGTCCATTACTAAACACAAGATAGTTATCTATAACATCATCTTTACTTACAGAAGTTTGTATTGGAAGTTTAGCACTAACATATACTTTCTCTCCCATATTAAGACAAGCAGCTTTATCCCAAATTGCTTTACCTTCACCAATAGCATTATTAAAGAAGTTGAAAGCATCCATATTTTGAACAACTTCATACTTATCTTTAACTATACCTAAAGGATAATTACAATCTGTACGATAGGTAGCATAAGCATTAGCACACTCACGATAAATATTACCATCATGTACAAAAGCATCTTCTCCTAGTTCGTTATTACTGCCTATTCTAAAAGGCATTTTACCTACAAGTTCACACTTTTGAACAGACCAATCAAGACCTGCTTTCTTCATTACATCTTGTGCAGTTACACAATCAGATACATCTTTACCGATAGCCCAAGGAAGACCACCACGATTAAATTTACTCATAACTCAGCGTTATTAAATTGTTAAACATTATATTTTAAAAATTACATAAAGTTACAGATTCTTCATCAGCTTGAATATTTTCTATATTCATTTCACTAGCTATTTCAGAAATCAACATAGTAACAGGTATATTACCATATTCATTTAAAGCATCATTTAGCTTTTCTATTACTTCACTAACCCTCATCGTTTTCGTCTCCTTCTTCTTTATAATCTGGATTCAAATCTTTAAGATTCCATGTATCATGTAATACATTCTGAACAAGAACTTCTACACTAACTATATGTTTCTTTAGTTTTTCTCCATTATATTTAAGATATGAAGCACTACTTATAGCATCAGATAAATCTTCTGCTAAAATATTGATATTAAGAAATGTATTAGATTTTACTTTAATATCTGTTTTAATTAAATATACATTGTGCATAATATTACTATTTATTTTAATAAGACGTTATATTTATAATGGCTAAAGATGAATCATATTCTGCATTAGTAGCATATACATCATCAACCATAACTTGACAGTCTCCATTAGTTTCTTGGAGACTGTTAAGTTTTTGTATTAGTTCTGAAACTCTCATGTTATTTGATAGTTAAATTATCATTTTCAACAACTTCAGCAATATTGGAAACACAACCATCATCTTTGATTTTAACTTTCATAAGTTTCTTATCAACACTAGGTTTAAATTTCCAACCATCACGATTAACAGCTCCGATATTAGTCATAAGCTGATAACCATCACCCTTGAGAAGGTCTGTAAGTTTAACTGGAACAATAACCTCAATATTAACATCATCAAGGTCTTCTATATCAATTTCACTACATTCATAATTACCAGAATCTTTAGCTGTATTTATAATAGCATCAAGCAATGCTTGTTCATCTACAGAAGAATTTTGGTTAAGAGTGCCGGTATATATACCATTAGCAAAAGTTACTTTAAGCATATCATTAATAGCTTCAAGTTTCTTATTATTAACTTCAACAGTTTCGCTTTTACGAATAGTTACTTTACCAGTACCCCAATCAATCCACTTCTTACCTTTCTTATCTTCTGTACCATACTTTTTAATAGCAAAGAGAACAAGATTAGTAAGACCTTTAATTGTATTCTCTTTAGACTTCTTGAGTTTAGCAAGTCTATCAGTCTCAGACTTAATAGCAAGAATATCAGCATTCAAATTATTAATAAAGTTAGTTATATTCTTAACTTTATTAGTCATTTCTTGACCATTAATTTCAAGCTTTTCTTCCATTTCTGGAGTTATTTCTCCACCTGCTTCTTCAATCTCATCATAAAGAGAATATAATTCTCTATCAATATCAAAAATACTTCTAGCCATATTATTTAATTATTTAATAGTTAAATCTACATCTGCTCTATGAGTAATTTTATCATCTCCAACAGTAGAATAATTACGACCTACAGTAACACGAACTTCAACTTCAGGATTAGCTACTTCAAAATCACTAATCAACTTGAGAATATCATTCTCTAAAGTCTTTGCATTCTTCTTAACTTCATTGATTGTCTTTTCCATAATTTTATAAGTTTAAATGAGTTTCTACATTATTTACTACACACAAAGGACATTCATCAGTTAACATATAACTAACTTCATCAGAACAAAAACCGTTTGATTCAAGCCAATCTACAGCTCTTTCGTTATCATCAGCAGCAGTTTCATTTTCTGCAAAATCCTCAGTTACGTCAGCAACTTCAATTTGTCCTATATTATAATTTAATATACTTATCCACATGTTATAGCATTAATTAAATTGTCAACTTCATCAGCAAGCTCTTTAGCCATAGGATGAGGAGCTCCACTAACACCATTAGAACGTAAATTAATATAATGCTCCCAATCATCAACAAAAGCAGTATGAACTACTTGTGTCTTAGTATTAAGAGGAAGAATTTCTCTAGCTTGTTGCGCAGTCCAACCAAGTTCAATACATTTACAATATACAAGATTTGCTATTTGAAGACCATAAAGAAACCAATCTATAGCTGTCCAACCTTCACAATAATGACCTTGAAGATAATTATCATTAAATATTTCTTCATCTCCATAAAATCCTGTATTATAACATTGTCCATCAGCATCAGAATCTGGAATCCAAGGAAGCTTAGCAACACTTATGTTATTACCAAATTTATTAGCATTATAACGACAATAACGAGTAGATTCTTCTACAATACTATTAACTCTATGACGATTAAGTTCACGACTAGCACCAATATCTGTTATAAAACAAACAGTAGTTCTTGGCATATAGTAAGGACAATTAGGAGTTGTATCTATAAACTCAAGAGTGTCAATAGCATAATTTTCTATTATTACTCTAAGATTTGTAGTAACATAAAGATAACCATCATGATTATTAGTTCTACTATATTTATTATGCTCATATACCCCTTCCCACATAGCAGCAGCTCTAGGCATGAAAGTAGGAAATTTAAGATGAACTGTAGCATGTTCACAACAACTTAAATGAAGACTTGTCAAATCTACATCACCATAAGCGTTTTGAGCAAGTATTCGTTCAAATCGGTTCTTAGGATTTATTTTACTATACCCAAAGAAATCATTTCCTTTGAAAATAGTTCTAAGAAGAAAATCATAAGCATCTTCATCTTTATTTTTTGGAGTAGATTGATAAGCAACACGAGTACATTTAGCTATATGTTTAAAAATAGCATCAAGTGTATAACCTTCTTGTTTCCAAACTTCAACACTAGGATTTACAACTTTAATCATATTATTTACTTTTTACGTTTAACAAAATCTTTTCCAGCTTCATAATCTTCGTGAGATATAGCAACTATATTCTCTTTATGTTCGCTAGTAACAGGAATTTCTTTATCATCAGCAGATAAATTATATACATATCCATCTTTATCTTTACAAAGATGTTCAAAACCATAAGCAGCTATGATTTCATTAGTTACATCTCTCTTACTGGTTTCTTCGATAAGAATAAGTTTATCTGTTTTAACAAGAGTAGAAATATCAATGAAAGATTTCTCTACACCCCCCGTAAAAGGTATTGCAGGTTCGTGTCCATTATCGCTAGCTTGCCAAGCTAATAACATATTACAATAATTACCTAAATCTTGAATAGTATCAAACATACTTTCATCTTCAACATTAGGATTACTATAACCTTGAAAATCATCTTCAATAAGATGAACCAAACGATTAGCTTTATCATACATTCTAGCTAGACCATATCTATAGCCTAGTTTATCACAACCTTTATTGAAAGCATTACCATAATCAGCATTCTTCTTAGCCATAAGACTAAGCATTTTGTTTTGTTGGTCACGTAATGCAACAACTTCAGGAGTTACAAGATGCTCTGGAACTACAGGTCCAAGCACCGCTTTCCAATACTTTAAATCACTTTCTGTCATAATTGTTATTTTATATAAATAGGATTTGTTATAAGACCTTTATCTAAACACCATTTAAAAGCAGTTCTAATAACTCGTTCTGGAGTAATACCGTTAATACAATAAAGAGAATCTCCTTCTTCACCTATCCAATCAATTATATATTGAGAGTCAAATTTATAAAGATGAGGAATATATCCACAATCTTCTTCACATGCTATAAAATTATTAGCTTTTTCTTTTATTGTAATACATGGAAGTTGAACAAATAATAGAAAATTATCAGCAGCTTCAAAATCAGTTTTTAATTGAATATGAAGTCTTCCTACAGCATCTCCTACAACATCTGTTATAGGGAATATTTCTCTTTCTAGTAATTCATTAGGAATTTCATGAGCCATTCCTTCATAAATACTAACTGAATAATGAGAATCTTTTGGGTCTGTTTCTTCAAGTACAACTAAAGCGTTATGAGAAACAGCCGTATCAATAGCATTTTTTAATTTCATAATTTTACTTTTTAAATGTTCTACAATAAGTACATTATTTTAAATTGCATGATTGCGAACAGCATAATAAAGAAACATTAAAGCTCCTATTATTATATAAGGTACAATAAGTACTAAACAACCAAACCAACCACTATTGTAATCTTCATTAGTCATATTATTAAGTTATTTAATATTTTAATTTTGTTTCTAACGAATTAAATTTAGTTATATGAATAACTAATAAGCGAGCATAATAAAGCCGCTCACGCACGAAGTAAAGTGGAAATCTGCCACATCTTCTACGGGGCGGCTCTAGCAATTTAATGTTATATGTTCAACTGATACACTTCACCATAAGGTTGAGCATCAACAAGTTTAACTTCAATATTAGCATCTACAGTCATAGTATTAAGAATAGAATCTTCAATAACTTCTTTAGGAATAGAAAACTTTAATCTACTATAATTATCTTTATTAGTTATACTAAATCTGCCATCAACATTATTCATGCTAACAGCTAGAAAATAATTATCTCGTTTAATCGTTTCATTCCATCGTTTCATAAACTTATAGAACATTCTAAACTTTATTTCTCTACTATATAGTCTTTTAAACTTTGGAGAATACCAAGTTTTATGTTTATCTAATTCTTCTTTTACATTATCATAAGCGTTTAAATTCATTATTGTATCTACTTTTGAATATCAACTAATTTGCAATGGAAGGGCACGTTCTTAACACCCGACCTTTCACGAAACTCACAAGTTGCAAGTTTACCAATAAAATCTTCTTTATGTTTAAGAATATATTCTTGTTTTGAATGGTCAAAATTACCAGTAGCTTCAAACAGTTCATCATTAATGTCATTTTTAAGAACAAACTTACAAAGTGTAGTTCTAACTCCTTCAGGAATAACATCAACAATTTTGAACTTTGCGTCATCAACTCGTTTATATTTAAGCATAGCTAAATTACGAGCACCAAATTGATAAGCAGAATTAATATCACGAACAATAAGACCTTCAAAACCAAGACTAATAAACTTATCTCTGAATCTTGTAGCATCAGAAATATTACTAATAGTAATATCAGGCAATAATATGAGTTTACTCTTGTTATTAAGATGCTGTTCATAAGTATCAAAAGTATAACATAGTCTACTTATATTATCAATCTTAAACTTACATCTAGCTTCATAACTCATATTATCAATAGCAATATCATAACACCAATACTGAAGAAGTAGATGTTGAGGAAGCTTTTCATTCTTAACAAAACTATTAATATCATTTACTTTATAACCAGGAATATAAAGTTCACCATCAAGGCAAGCTCCTTCTTCAATCATAGCATCAAGCAAATCATCTTTAATAGCTGGAAGAATTACTTCATCCATCCAAGTAAGTTTAGAAGTCCAATCAGTACCTTCTCTAGAACGATAAGTAAGTCTAACAGGATTAAACATATCATTAGTTTGTTCAGCACCAACAATACATCTAACTCCATTAATTTTATACTGACCTAAGTAACTACGTTTATCAAAAGGTTTGTTATCTTTAAGTACTTTTGCAAGCATTGGAAGAACAAAACCTTCATCAGTAGTATTATTCTTTGGAAGATAAGTATTAAGAAAGTTAAGAAGATTAACATCACCTTCTATGTTTAAAGGCGCATTATCTTTAAGTTCAGAAGCTTCTTTATATCCTTCTTTACGCTTAGCTTTAATACGAGACTCTATTTCATTACCTCTACTAAGTTTAGCTTTAATTATTTCACTATGTTTATGCCCTCCTACAGCACCATAATGAATTATATATTCATTATTTTGACCATATTCATGAATACCCCATGAAATAGGGTCACCTTTAGCATTTCTTTTAAATAGTATCATATATTAATTTTAAGTTTACTAATAAGTTTAGCTCTAGCTTGAGCATTTAACTGAGCAGCACTTTGAGTTTTCTCTTTCTTAGGTTTTTCAAAACCTTCAAGAGTTCCTTCTTTAGCTTTCTTTCTAGTAGTACGAGTAGTCTTCTTTAAACCTTTCTTCTTATCATATACGATAGGAGGATTATCTTCTTCATATTTAAGATTACGTTTATGTAAAGCTACAAGTTTAGAAACATATTCGTCTCTTTTATTTTCATCAATCCACCCTTGTTCAAGAGCATAATTAATTCCATACAGAGTACGACTAACTTCATATTGATAAGGAGTACCAATAGTTTGCATCATTCTCATATCATCTTTAATACGAGAACAATCAAGACGAACGCAAGCTTTAGCAACAAATTCATCAGCACCACAAGTACTAATATCTTTGATAGCCATAGCTTTAACTTGTTCATCTATTACCATAGTATAAGCTTTTGGAAATCTTACCATTGTTTAGCTATTAATCTGAATATTACAACTTTATCTGGTTTACCTAGACGACCATGAGCATATTGAGCCATAGCACCAATATCATCAGTTTCTCTAGTTTGATACATTTTTGTAGGAGTTTTACAAGTATGAGTGTCATAATCGTAATTAAGAGGAATATGAACAACATCTTTAAAAGGAATTAATTCATTTAAAGCATCATAATCTTCAGTACCATCATGAAAATCTACTTCTCCATACGAAAATATATTGTCTTTATCAATGTCAAAAGTAATACCACCTCTAGTTATAGAAATAGCTCTACCTTTATCAAGTAGAGCTTCTTCTTTATCACTTATCCAAGTCATAAGAATACGAGTTTGTGATTTGATTTTATTACCAGCTTTCTCAGTATGGCAAATCACAGTCTGATAATCTTTTGAAATAGGCATCGGTATCACTCTTATCTTTTCTGTATCGGATTTCGACATATCTAATAGTTTCTTTAATAAAAGTATCTATTTCATCATTATTGAATTTATCATGTAAATCAGCAAAATCTTTACACTCATAATTCTCAAGTCCAAATTCTCCACGAGTAATAAAAAGATAAGGAATGCCATAAGTTTCTAAAAGATAATCAGCACCATCACGTCCAGTCCTATCAAAATCTAGAAGACTAACAATCATACCTTCATTATTAAGTCTTTTTCTAAGCCAAGTATATTCATTAGCTTTAAGTCTATAATTTTCACTAGGAAGATTAACAACTCCAATATTAAGAGTTTTTCCATCCGCCCCGTAGAAGGTATGTTTGCTTAGATGACTACCTAAGCTCAATCTATCTTTACTAGACTTAGTTATAATAATATAATCATAATCTTCTCTTTCTAGATTAGGAAGACCTTCAAGTACATTACAATTAGTTACAAACTTTAATTCCTTAGTTCTATCACGTAATGGAAAATATAGTTTAATAAGATATACTCCAGATTTATTACGACCAAGCATATAAGCATAACAAGGGTCATTTTTAGTATCTTTATATTTAGGAGTAGGATTAGTTACTCTATCAATATAATATTGCTCAACTGGAATAACAAAATGAGTATTAAGATAATTCAAATCTACATTTAATTTAGCCCATATAGCTTTATCTTGACGATTCCAACTACGAGGAACAATTTCAATAATAGCTTTTTTATTACGAGCTTTAACGAGAGCATTCTTTATAGATTCGTCTACATCATAATCATTAATATGATTATCAATTTCATACGAAAACGTTCTATAAATATGACTTAGTACAAAATAAAAATCTTGTTTATTATTTGTACTAATTGGTCTTTCATATACAATACTTAGTACGTAAGCTACTACACCATACACATCATCAAAGAAACCAGCACCACCAAAATCACGAACTTTAAGTCTACCCTTGGCATTGTATGCAATACCCATACTACCATCAGTATCATCATCACGAAATACAGAAGTAATAAGATGATTATGTTCAACACAGTCTCTAACTACTTCTAATGGTATATCTAAGTATTTACTTACAATTTCTTCTTGACTTACTCTAGATTCTATAAAAGCTTTTGTAAGTTTACTTGTGTTAGCATTACGTTTCATATTGATAAAAAAATTAGGGGCAACAACAGTATTACTACCATCGTTACCCCTTAGAACATTAAACTTTAGTTAAGAATTAGTAGGCAAAGAGATAACTCTTCACTTATCTACTTAGAATGGAAGGTCATCTGTAGCAGTTGGGTCAAATCCAGCACCAGCAGGAGCACCACCAGCAAACTCACCACCAACAGGAGGAACTACAGCACCACCAGTCATACCAGGCATACCAGGAATACCAGGAACACCAACAGTAGGAGTCTTATTAGTCTGCTTAGGAGTAATACTTTCCTTAACCTTATCGATAGCAAGAATAACAGGAGGAAGAATCTTTCCTTCCTTCATCTTAACTAGCTCAATAGCACCAGAACCAACAAATGAAGTAAACTGTAAATCTTTGCTCTTATCAACATCTACCCAATCACCTTTACGATTACGAGTAGCACGAAGCAACTTAATCCAACAAGAAATAGGTTTACCATTACCATCCTTAAAGCAAGGCTTAGCAGTAGCACCATCAGCAAGATTAAATTGACCATTAAGCATAGCAGCAACATTCTCAAAGATGTGACGATAACCATTAAGAACATCCTGTGCATCTACTGCATTATACTCCAAATTGCCATTCTCATCTTCAGTATAATCTTCAAATGTAAGAGTAAGAGCATCTTCCTCTTCAGGAGTCAGTTCACGACCTTTAAGATAGAATACATCAAGAAGATGCTTTGTCCAATTAAGAAGAGCATCTACTTGCCAAGCATTTTTACCACCAGGAATAGTATCAACATTACTCTCAACTGGGAAGAAAGTCTTAGTAACATAACGACGTTCCTTAACATTATCATGATTACTAGCGAAAGTAACCACAAGACGAGGCATCTTAAGACCGGCAAAAGAATTACCTTCTCCACTCTGAGACCACTCTACACTTACAGAATCAAGATGAGCCATAAATAAACCATTAGCTGGGCTAGCGTCTTTCTCATGAAATTTAAGACGAGCAGCAGCTACTGTGTTATTACTAATACCTCTACGATTTTTCTTTACAGCACCATTTGCAACTGCTGCTGCTTCTTTTGTTACATCTGTCATAACTTAATTAAGTTTTAAACGTTTATATTAATTGATTAAAAAAGGGAACTGATTTGCTCAGTTCCCTATAATAAAAAGCGAATGAATATCTAATGAATGAACTAATTACTCAGCAGGTTCAGCAGCCTTATTAGCAGCTACACGAGCAGGCTTCTCATCAGTGTACTCACCAAGAGGATAATAGATAACATCAACAATCTTATGACCATCGTTGAACTTACCTGTCTCACCAGCCTTAACATCAACAGAGAATACACGCTTCAAAGCAGTCTTATCTTCCATATCAGCTTTAAGCTGCTCCCAGTTGTTTGTATCAGAGAAGCTAAGCTTCAAACCAGTACCAACTGCATTACCACTAGCAGCAAGCTTACAACCACTGAATGCCTGAGTCTGTGGACTCTGCATTTCATCAACTGTATAATGCTCCTTAATCTCATCATCTGTAGCATCCTCATTAAGGTTGTAAGCAGCAATGAGCTGAGCACGATTAGCAGCAATGATAGCATCAACATTCTCATCATAAAGCTTCTTCTTCTCTTCCTTAGTAAGACGAACAGCTGCAGTAGCTTCTGAACCATCCTTCTTAAACATAGGAACACCCTTAGCAATATACCAAACAGTAAGAGACTTAATACAAGCTTCTACACCCTCAGAAGTTTCAAGGTCGAAACCATTATTCTTAGCATACTCCAACAAATCGGCATTTTCCTTAGCCATTACAAGTGATTCAACATCAGCGATATTATTAGCAAACATAATGTTATCACCAGGCTGCAAACCAAGAGCCTTAGATACAGAACCTGTGATAGCAAAACCACCCTTAGTAGTAGCAACAATAAGCTGAGGCTCAGCATTAACTACACTACTCTTAACACCACTTGCAACTGCTGAAATACCGAATGATAAACCGTTAATCTTCATAACTTTAAATATTTAAATTGTTAATAAAATAATTATATAGTATAATACTATTTACACACTAAATTGTTCCTTACTCTGGAGAAACTTCACCATTAGAAATTTCTTCAATATTTACAAAGTCTTCATCATTAGGAACTGAATTGGCAAAGACTTCGGATAATTCATCGTCTGACATAACACCCATAAGAATATCACTAGCTATGTCTCTCGCACCATACATAAAGGCACGATGACCAATCATAATACGAGTATATTTCTTAAAAGTATCTTTAGTAAATAAGTCAGCCGTATTAGCTTCTGTATAAGAGAAATGACCTACAGCATGAGTTTCAACTACTTTACCATATATTCTCTTAAACCTAGTAAACTTATATTCAGTAACATAATCTGTAGGAGTAGCCTGAGTTCTAATAACAGGAAACTTACCTTCTTGAGCTACTTTCATAGCTTGTGGTAGATTAATGCACTTAATACATTGTTCGTTAATTTGAAATTCGTTGTATACTCTACCTTTTAAATCTTTGTAATATTTAAGAGGATAAACACCAACTATTTCATCGTCTGTTTTACTTTCAGCTTCTGCTTTGGTACGACATTTAACACAATACTGTGGAAGTAGTGTCTCATCATAAACATTATTGCCATCAGTATACTTATACTGAGGTACATAATCTTTAGTAGTTTCCCAGACTATACCTGCCCTTGACAACAACGCTTTGACGATATGAACATCAACACCGGTTTTACCATTAATTACATGGATATGTTCTATACAAGTACTAAAAGGTAATCTTAAATCTTGTGCTCTCATAAGAATAGCAAGACCTTCATTTACACTCTTAACACCGCCTTTTTCTGTAGCAATAATCTTCTTTAGAAATACTTCTGCATTAGCAAGTTGTTTCTCATCAAGAAGATTTAGAACATGAATACCAGTATTAACATCATCTTGTCTAACAATCAAACTACGATTGCTACCATTTTCATCTTTAGTATCATTCATTATTTCAAAGAGCTTATTAGTTCGTTTTCTAATTTCTGCTGCAAAGATAAGAACTTTTTCTTAATCAACAATACAATAATCATTATTATTATCAACTTTAACATTTCTATCAAAATCGTTAATTATTATATGATTAGCTGGAACAGTCCTATCTTCTAGTTTTTTCTCCTCTAATGTGCTTTTATAGAATAAGGTATATAATAGTACCTCATTACTGAAATGAACCTTAGAAAGCCTATAGAAATAGCTCTCAATAGTATCACATAGCGGAGAAGTGATTATAACCAAATCAATATCAACATCTAAAGACTTATCAGGCGACGCACCACAAGAAATTACATTTATCTTATGGCTATTCATAAGTTTCTGTGCAAGTTTCTTTTGAGCAATAACACCTAGAAGTTTAGGTTGACCTTTCTTTGGACCACTCTTTATAAGAATAGGATTTCCATAATCATCTACAGCAGGAACATTATCTACTTTATCATGGCAATTAGCACAAATCCTTTTACCAAATTTATCATTAAGATAATCAGTAACAAGATTAGCAAATTCACCATACTTGTTTATAATGAGTATATTCTTGTCTAAATTATCATTGACTATATCTAAGATATTACTAAGTTTATCTTTAGAACTAGCAAGTTTAGTACTACGTTCTCTAATAATATTGTAAATACTATCAGCACGTTCTTTAATAGCAGAAGGACTATACAATTTATCTATGTCTCTATTAAATTCTGAAGACATATCTAAATGATTATCCCAACCATTAGTACGAGCAATAGCATCACATATCATCATACTAGAACAATTAGTATCACTATTTCCCAATCTAGCATACTTAATATTATCAAAGTTACCAAATATAGCTAGAGCAGTAGAAATTTCCCTATTATAATAGGTCATTTCTTTATCTAGTTCGGTATCAGGTGTTATAGTTAACTCTACCAAACACTCTTTTACGGGGCGGTTAGTTCTAACTTCATCAATAACATTTTGACTAAAGTTACCAATACTAGGAGCAACAGTATAGAAATCATCCATAGTTTTATTATCTAGTAGTTTATTAAGAATTACTAGCTTAAACTTAGACTTTTCTATCATAGCTATATGTACAAAATGAAATATACTAGGATTATAAATTATAGTCAGTAAAGGACTATAATCATTAATATGTTCAGCAGCATATTCAGTAGTTAAAATCCTAAGACTTCCATTATGTATTACAGTACGAAAAGAATTATTCCATACTTCATTGTTCAAAGTAGTTAGATAACTTTCAATACTACTTCTATCTGCAAAATCTTTCACAATAATAACAACACTAGTCGTAGGAGACTTATTGTAAAGTTGTGGAAGAATATAAAGCAGAGGTCTTAGAGCATCAAAAGGAGCAGGTATTACAAAAGTACCTATTCCTTTATTTAATCTCCAAACATCAACAGCATTTAAATAAACTTGTTCTTCTGTCATTATTCTTCTTCATTATCAAATAAACTATTATACATACCAAAGTTCTTCTTTAATAGAGCTTTTCCACTAAGAGTTTTATTCTTTGTATTACCTTTCTGATTAGGACTTATTCCAAGCTTAATAGGATTAATAATCTTATAAGCTTCTTCATAATAATAAGCATAATCTATATTACGCTCACTAATATCTTTATCGTCAAGTAAATTAAGAATTTGAACTGGCTTTCCGCTAGCTAGTACACTACGTTTACCAGTAAGTTTATGCTCTTTCATAATCACAACTCCTCTAGTAGATACATAGAAACGAACATGAGGTTGACTACGAACTTCAACACGTTTTCCATCTACTACTTTTTCATAAACAACTTCAAATTGTTTACCAACATTTTGAGTTTTACAAAAATCAAGAACATCTTTATGATTACAAAGAGTTTCCATTACAGATACACCATGAGCAAAGTATTCAAATACAGCAGTAGCTACAATAGGCATATCATAACCTTTCTTAAGGTCTTTGATATACTGCTTTGGGTCAAGAGCACCTTTATACTCAAGTTTATCGTTACTTTGAATATCAAAATAATTATTCACATTAAGACTAACGAGCATCTTATAATGTTCATCATCAGCAGACATTCTATTAGTCTCATTCCATTCCTTACAAATTTGATTATAAACATCAATTTTATCATAAGGAAGCTTTATAACGATACCATCTGTATTAGCACTAACAACATGTATTCCAGCAAGTTCAAGAGATTCACAAAGAGTCATTGTCATTAACTGACCATTAATAGTAACTCTCATTTGTGCAAGTCTATCATAAAGCCAATAATTTTCATAACCATATTTACCATAAATAGCATTGATTACAATCTTTAATGCTTCAGCTGCTAGACTATTATGTACACCAGGAACTACAAAACCATCTTCATCCTTAGTATGTTTACATTTAACACGTGTCTGTTTAAAATAATCTACCATGTTTACAAACACCTTAGTATTAAGATGTTCAGGTACTACTTCATAGCTAATCATTATACTCGGATAGTAGGATGTATAATCATGATGAACATAAACATATTTATTAGTACTTTTAAGTATTACAGGCTTATCTTGAGTATGAATACCTCCAGTAGCTAGAGTATATGTTGTACCATAAAATTCTATTTCACGTACAAAACTATCTTTATTAGTTCTATATATTACAACTTTCTTCATTTCTTCAAGTAAATCTTGAAGTTGTTTAGTTTTAAACTTAATATGAGGAAATATAATACGTTTAAACGATAAAGCAGTTCTTTGAGTACGAAGATTTTTAAAAGCATCTTCTTTAAGTCCACTACGTTCAGAATAGAACTTATTAAGAAGTTTATCAGCAATATTGCTTCTAGCACTACATAGAAGATTAAGTTTAAAAGCATGACCTAGACTATATCTAAGTTTAATCTCATCAGGCTTTTGTCTAGCTATCTCACAAACAAGAAATACATCATTCTTATTATAATGAAGCATAGGCTTTATATATTTAGGCATAAGATACCTATCAAAGTCAGCAACAAACAAATGATTTAATTGTTCGTTTGTCATACCTTTATATTCATCTTTTTTCCTATATACATCACCTTCTTCATCATCTATTGGAGGTAGCTTAAAATCGAGAAGATTATACCATTTAAGATTAATACTAACTTGCTTTAAACTTTTACCATACTTCTTACGTTCACCAGTATCTTTATCTACATTTACTCCAGCAGAATTAAGAGCATAAACTTTAAACAAATCAACAGTTACATAAGGTAATCTATACTTACGAATAACATTAAGTAAAGGGTCATTCCATAAAGCATCTTTATCATCTTGTAGAGATATTAGTTTATTATTCACTTCTTTAAGAAATGAACAAAGTTGTTTACTAGTATCAAAACGATTCCAATACATAAGGAAAGCTCTAGTCATCATATCATCATAAGCTTGATTGTTATAGCCAAATAAATCATATCTGTCTACAGTACCATCATCTTTAGTTATAGGACGCATCTTCTCAAAGAAGTCTATCAACTCTAACATCTGTGAATCATCTGTATCAGTAACATAAAATATCCAACTCTTTACACTATCAAGTCTAGATTTAATTTCTTCAACTGTTAAAGTATCAGTTAAAGCACCTTTACAATCTGCAAATTTATCAAGATAATCTCTAACATCTACAAAAGTAAATGAAATCATATTCTCAAATACTTCTAAGTCTACAGCTAAACTATGAATCATTTATCAATTTAATTATTTCCATTCCATTATAATTATTATCTTTACTAGCAGTAAGCCATTTAACTAGACGATTACGAAATTCATCGTATTTATTATCATCTATAAACTTAATAAAAGGAGAGTAATTTGTACTGTAAACATAAGGAGCTATATAATATAGTTTATCTTTACCTTTAGTAATATCAAAACCAAAATTAGTAGCAGCATTACCAAGAAGCATTATCTTCTTGATATTATTAATTCTAATATCAGCAAATGTATGAAGCATACATCTATTAGCTATATATTGATTTACAGGACAACGTTCATCAAGCTTACAACGAATAAGAGGAACAATATAAGGGTCTAGTTGTTCTAGACCCCCCGTAAGAGATGTGATAGTTTCCTTTACTATTTCCACATACTTACTAAATGTCATTCCTCTATTCTTATAAGCATTATAATCAACATTTGGCACAACAATAATCATACCAGACATTGGATTACCAACACCACTAAGACATTTGCACTTAGTATTAAACATACCTAAAGCACAATCATCACATACGTTGGAAGCCATAAGGTGATAAGAAAGTATATGGAAGACAAGTACCTCCAGGGTATTTACTAATAGTCATAAGACTAGGAAAGTTACAACTATTTTCAATACGCTTACGAGCTTTAATTTTATAACTTCTTTTCATAATTAATTAATCTTTACTAGGTTCAACATAATCTTCTACTTTATCATAATGATTAACATTATAATTGTCGTAAATAGAAGCACTAAACATGTATATATTATCACGTTTACCCAAGTTTTATCCAGTTTACGTTTATAACCATAAACACTAACTCTACCATCAACAGTAGCGTCAACTTTAGCAATTTTATAATATTGACGTTTAAGACCCCAAGCATTATTATTTTCAGTTACATAAACATCGCCAACTTTGATTGGGCAATTAGCAAGAATATCAGCAGAAGCTTCTTCGTCAAGAGCTTTAATTTTACTCTTATATTCAGCGTCTATTTCATATCTTTTTCTAACGTAACATTGTACACGTTCTTTAAAAGAAGGACTATTACTTGTATTACACATTTTATTTAATATTTTAATTTTCGATTTTAGCGCATCAAATAATTTTCGTGATTAATTAATCGACTAAACTATTCAAATCGCTTAAAACTCAACAAAATTGTTATCTGATGAATTTGGTATCACTTCGATGTTCCATTCTGCCAGCGAAAACTCAACACTTTCGTAAACATAATCGGGACGAACAACAACACCTTTATGATAATTATCATCAATAATAACAATAGTAGCATCTAAGAGAGTACCGATAACAGTACGACTATTATCTTTTTTGGTTAACTTTACAGTATCACCAAGGTTCAAATCATTTTCATCAAGAATACCATTTGATATAGTATCTTTAATTCTAGCTACATCTTGTTCTTTTTGTTTAAGAACTCGAACTAGTCTAACAAAGCTATTATTATCAATATCCATATCTCAAATACACTTTTTCTTTAGCTCTACTAACAGCAACATAAAGCCTCTTATTAATATCACTAGCATTAGTGTAAGGTCTACCATACTTATCATAAACAATATCCATAACATCTACCATGCTTACATTGTAAGTTGAGCCTTGAGACTTATGACTACTAATAGCAAAACCATAATCTAAATCTCTATAATAAAGAATAGAACCATCAGGTCTACCAATATTAACAAGAAGAAGACAAGATTCTTTAAACTTATAATAAGCTTTCCACTTAGTAGCACGAATATCTCTACGAGCATTTTTAGCTTGCTGAATTAAATCATCAGCAATCTTACAATACATAGCCATAGTATACTTATCTCTATGGTCTATAATAAATAATGGAGAAGTAACTTGACCACCAAATACAGCTTGAAATTTAACCATGAAACCTTTAAGCTCATATTGTGGATGAGTATAGTTAGCTATCTCTTTTACAATATAATCTTCACTATTCTGAATAATCGCATCATTAAATTGGTCTACAATAGTGACATAAGAAGTAATCAAATCATTCTTAGTAATAACAGATTTTTCACTGTCTTTAATTATACTTTCTCTAATAAATTTATTCCAATTAGAAACAGCTTTATTAGTATAAGATATAACTTTGACATAATCAGTGTTACGAGTAATTGATTCGTCACTAAATTGTTTCACAACTTCTTGCTGAAATTGAGCAGAATTACAAACTACAAATCCTTTAGTCATAGTATTATCAAATTTACTATGATTACGAGATATGTAATTTAAGAAGTTAAAAGTTCCATTATAAACATCACCACGAAGAAGTTCAGTAAGAGTTCTTATAGGATTATCTTCATCTTGTCGTACAATCTGTGTAAGTCTGAAAGATGTAACACCTTTAAAAGCATAACTATCTTTCTCATTTACGGGCGGGATTTGAGCATCGTCACCACATAGTATAAGTTTAATACTATACTTCTTCATCATCTTATAAATATAAGTAACGAGACTACGATTAAGCATAGAACTTTCATCTACTATATATAGACGATAATCTTCAATCTTTATACGACCATAAGAAGCAAAAGTAACATTGTTAATATCAAACTTTTCAATATCATAATTAGGTTTAAAACCAAAATCAGATTGAATAGTATTAACATTACAATGAGTACCTCTAATACTATTTTTAAGAACTCTACAAGCTTTATGACTTGGAGCACTTAATCCTATTTCAGAGAATGGTATATTACAATCTTGAAGTAAAGCTTTAAGAAGAAAAGTTTTACCAGTACCACCAGGACCAATCAAAGCACGCTTAAAATCTTTAGGATTATAAGGTTCATTAATAAACTTAATAAGTCCATTATAAGCTTTTGTTTGGTCATCAGTAAAAGTAAACTTTTTAGCTCTATTTTTATTAGGAGTATTTATAGTAAATTCATCAACATTATTCATTATATATCCTCCTCATCATCTATTAAATGTTTAACATTATAATCATGACCAACTAGAGTTAAAATTCTATTGAATTTAGCATAAAGTTTACCATCAATTCTAACAATCCAACAAGAACAAATCCAGTTATGACAAAAAGGTACATAACGATTAGGGTCTGCTTTCTTGAATATTCTATCACTTTCACTAAGAAGTAAACTAATGTATTGTCTATTCCTTTGACCAACTCTAGTGAATATACGTTCACATTTAGTTAAATCATAAGAATCTTCAGTAAAAGGAAGAGTTACTCCATCTTTACCTACATCACTTATATTAGTATCTTTGGTAAGTCTATTAATATAATCAAAGTACTTAATACGAACAGTAAAATTACCTTGTTCATCTTGAATAACTTGACCAGGAACTAATTTAGTTAACTTCTTATTAGGAAGTACAGTTGGTGCTCTACGTTTAGTAGAAGCTTTAGACTTAAATACAAATTTAAGCTTAGAATAATCTACATTCATTTCTTCTTATTTGTTAGTTTATGTTCTTTCTTAATCTTCTTAGCTTCTCTAGCACTTACAGTAGCATCTTCAAAATTAAGATTAGAAGGCTTAATAGTATTACTACCACGATTAATCACATACCCACAATAATGGACAAGAAAATCAATTCTTCCCCAAGTACGAATACCAATAACTGCATTAATTGGAATGATAATATGATTACCATCAATCTTTGCAATACGTGATACACACTTTAAATCCTTTCTTTCATCATGTTTCTTTGACATTTTACAAAAAGTTTAATTAATTAATATTATTATTACTTCATCAATAAGATGATTATACTTTCTTTATTTTACTAATAGGAAAAGGATGTATCATTCCAACATAACCATCAATAATTATCACTACTTCTGGTTCTCTAGATAAAGCATTATCTAGTTTATTACAAATAGTAACATATTTAATAATACCAGTTGTAGAGCCAGCGCACTTTGGAATTTTAACTTTATCTCCTACTCTAAATGGAAGATTATTATCTATAAAGAAATTATTACTAATAGTAGCAATTTTCTTATCATATTCTTTTCTAGCATTATTTCTTTCATTAAAGAAATAATTTAAACTTGCTTCTGTAAATTTATTATTCATATCACCAATTTGTTAAATCGTTTAATTTATATTCTTTTTTAACTTTATAATCAGTACGGTCTTGACGTGAATAACCAATTAATATAACTTCGTTATTTTTGTCAATTCTAGCACTAATCGGTTCAAATGTTGTAGGAGCACATTTTTGACTAATAAGTTTATTAGGAGTAATATTATTCTCTATAAGAATTTTTCTACCTACTTCACGTAAACCTTTATCATAAGCTTCCATAAGTTTACTTTTAAACTTATCATCACTACAATTATTTGCTCTACTTTTAAAATCTTCAAAAGGAGCTATAGCTATTATATATTCTTCATATTTCATAACTTTATTATTTTATTTATTATTATTAGAAGTTCTGCTTGGTTTCGCACCATAAGCCGTATTACTACACTTAGCAGAACTTAAATTATTAACCAATATATCCACCCCGTAAAAGGTATGACATTATGTAATTATTCTCATTACTTAACTTATCACACTTATCTAGAACTTCATCTATAGCACTACGTCTAACACCGATTATAGCAGTTATTACTTTAATCATATCAGATTGAGTTAGTCTCATAAGATAATAAATAACTCTAAAACCTCTACGAGTATTAAGAGGAAAGTTATAAGGAATAACATAAGCTTTACGTCGTATCATAATCTACCCTTTCTTCTTCTAATAGCTTTAGCTCTACGTTCTCTACGTTGAGTTTTACCATAAGGAACACTACTACTACAAATTAAACCTGGATGTTCATTAGCTTTAACTATTATACGTTGAGTATTATAATAGTTTCTAACATCACCTACATATAAATCTTCGTCACCCATAATTTTATACTTTAAAATCTCTTTCACTGTTACTTCTATTCGATGGCATAATTAATTCTTATTTTAAATGGTTTATTAATACCGTCATAAGAAACAACTGTATGATATATTATATCATGTTTCTTATGCTTAAATTTATTATATAAAATTTCAGCTACAGCACTTATAGTAAAATAATCAATAGCATTAGTATTAAAACTAGCTTTAATTTCATTACGTAGAAGTATTATAGCTTCAGTGTCTTTATTTCTAAGTTGAGTTTGAGTTACAATTATCATTTTTTGCTATGTTCATCTAAATATTTATATATGCAATCAATAGCTTTATCAGGTAATTGTTTAGCTTTATCATTAGTACGAATATAATCTATAGTATTACCCATACCATATATTACATACAATTTAGATTCACTAGGAACAAAAAATGATATAACAATCATAACAGAACCAATAATAAATTTTCTATTAGCACGTTTAATAGCATCTTTTGCTATTAGTCTACCTACTCGTTGAGTATATTTATCTACATCGATAGCATCAGTAAACCATTTATGATATGTATTACTATAATATTCGCATCTATCATAATTATAAAATTGTATATAAATATAACAAGCAAATAATGTTAAAAGAACACCAATACAACCCATAATTCTAGCAAATACAGGAAGTAAATAAAGCCAATATAATGTAGTCATTTTATTTAATATTTTAAATTCTTGTATAAAGCCCTCAAATTAATTTGCCGATAAATTTATCAGCTAAACTAATTGAGAGCCATAAAACCTAGGAAAATACGCAAAAATCGAATTTACTCGTAAATACCGGACTGCTCAAGCATGATTGCCTGGTCAGCCTGCATATCAGAGTAAATATCATCAAGTACATCATCACTAAGAATAATAGTACTTGGAGTATCAGGAAGTTTAGTTCTATCTTTACTAATATTATGAAGCTTTTCAAGATGAACACTAGCGCAGTCGAACTGCACTTTACTACCTAATTTACCTTTAAGACAAAGGTCTTTTACAGCACATTGTGGACATTTAACACCACTAGGTATAATATTATATATATTACCAGCAATTACAATACCAGTTATAACATTTTCTTCCATAATTGTATCTATTAAACATTAAAAAACCACTACTACTTTCACAAGCAATAGTGGCATATCCTTTGATATTATGAAAATATAATACGTTTTACACACTTATAAAACCTATGTGAAACTATTATATGAAAAATAGAATAATAACACTAATTATAAGAGCAACAATAGTAGCAAATAATATACGTGCTTCTTTATTGCGTACTCTAATAGTTTTCTCAAGAGAATCAATTCTACCATAAAGAGCTTTATTGTGCTCTTCAAGAGTAGAAATACTTTTATTTTTATTATCTATTGTTGCATTAAGAGCAGCAATAGTTTTTTCTTGATTATTTTGAATCTCCTCACTCTTATCAAGAGAATCTTTAAAAATTTCAATTCTCTTTTCATTAGTAAGTTGAAGTTTCTTGAATGTATCAACAGACTTATTAAGTCTACGTTCAACATCGTCTTTACGAAGAATAATATTTACTAATTCTTCAATACTCTTTTTACGTAACGTAGTTCTACGTCTTTTATCATTAGCTGATAATTCTTTTTCTTTCATAATACTCTTATGTTTTAATTATTCGTATAATATATTATCACTAAGTTCATCATAGCTAGCATCATCACCAACCATGATTTCACCAAATAAGTCATAATCATCAATATCATGACTAGTACAGAATGCATCAATATCTTGAGCATTATAATCAAATTCATTATCTTGTATCATAACTGTTATTATTAATTACAATGCAAAGATAATGAATTTAATCTATCATATCTTCTACGGGGCGGCTAGATTAACTTATATTTTAAGCAATACTAGCAGTCTTAACATTAAAAGGATGAATATTAACTATTCTACCTTTATAACCATAAGTCTTAAATCTAGACTTAGCAATTCTCTTAGCGTGACTAAGACCTTTACTAGTAGAAATCATAAGACTTCCATCAGCACGTTCTTTAAGTCTACTGCTCACAAAATAATATCTTGTACACATAATAAGTTCTCCTTATTCAGCTTTAATTATTAAATCATTTGTAAACTCATATACAGTAATATTACAAACATTATTATAAATAACAAAATGTTTTATATAATCATTATGCTCTTTGATAAATTTAATATTACTCTTATAAAGTCTAATTTTATGTTTACCTAGATAAAGATAAATATTTGTATTAATCTCTATAGTTTTACCATAAATATTAGCAACTTTAGTAATTGTAGTACTATTAAATATAGCACTTAATTGTTTGTAATTACTTAGTTTATTAAACTCTTCTATTGACATAACAATAAATAGTAGTAGTACTATTTCTAGCACTACTACTTATAATTACTATCCGAACATAATCATACGAGCCAACTCCTTCAATAGCTCTACAGATACATCACTAAGTTCCATAATATTAGTAATGTGATTATAGTAACTATCATACTCTACTGGAGTAGGTGTAGGATTACTAGACCAAGGATTGATATACTCTTGACCCTCAGTAACAGCTTCCTGAACAATCTCAATCTTAGCACCACTAAGAAGTACTTGCAAACAATTAGGATGTTCAGCAATATAATTACCAGCAAATGCAGTCTTAGGATTATTGCGGAAAGCAGCAATAACACTAAATGAAGAAACAAATATAACATTTACTTCTCCCTCAGAATAATTACCTTCTTCATCAGCAACATAACCTTTAACTGGAGTTTTAAGAGTAATAGATACTCTTTGCCAAGTAGTCATATCAGTTACATTAATGTTACGAACTGTAGTAGTTACTACATTGTTAGCTTTAACTTTCTTGAGTTCAGCACTCACTGTTTCAAAACTTTTCATAATTCTTTAATTTAAAATGTTTTATAATATTGTTTATTAACACTAATATATTATTTATCTAAATCACAATCTAGTTTAGCAAAACGTCTTACTTTAGTCTTTTCTTCATCAGTTAAATACTTACTAAGATATACACCTTTAAAACGTCCTTCACTATCAAAATCTTTAAAAGTTTTACTCATAATTACATTAATAAGATTAATAATTAAACTAGTACTATCTTCACAGACCGTACTAGTAACAGAACTTTATATTTATTTGGAAATGGGAAGTCTAGCATTATAATAATCAACTGCTTTATCTGTATCAAAGAGGTTTTCATTATAATCTTCTATTTCTTCAAATAAAGCTTCAGAAGCATTATAATAAGCTTTATAATCTTTATCTTCTTTACGTAGTTTAGTATTAGCTGTAACAGCATTAACTAAACTAATAGTA